CAGAAAGAGTGTAACAACCCGGCTACTGTAGGTCAAACTGTTATAGTGGAAAGCAATTTCGCTACTTTTAAAGGGAAATCAAGATTTATTATCGATTATGATGATATTGTAGGAACCCCTATAAATTATTTGTCTGAAAATATAGGTCTTGTAGCTTGTGATAATAAGGAGAATGGAAACAATGAAAGACAGATATGTGATATAGCTACCAAATACAGAGAAGATGGAACACAGGATTATATGGAGCCAATTGATCATATTAGGTTACCAGAAATGGAAGGAGACTGCGAAGTACCTCATCGTCAAGAATCTATATTGTCAGCTCCAGTTCCACTAATAACAGGCCTTGTAGAAGATTATATCTATAAGGTTCTTAGCGAAATGGAACACGTCTCTACAGATTATCTATATACCACAGGAGGAGAAAATCAGAATAAGTATTCTGTGTTGTTTAATTACGAGACAATGGATTCTTTATCTGAATGGATGGAGGAAGTATTTTTTGGGTATAGCGCTGGCAGCATATCAGGTGATGGCAATCAACACCTTTGTTCTGAGTTTTATCCATACTTACAACCTGGATCTGTTTTAAAAACCGTGTCTGATGCTATATACGTATTAGATACCATGCCTTGTACATGCGGATGTTATATTGAGAGTTATTGCTCTGATCCTACTGTGTCAAGAACTGATTATAACAACTTTCAAAATTATAATTATCTTCTTGGAAGTTATATTCTTCATATAGATGGATGGAGCCAAAAGATAAATGATGTAGGAGATTGGCGAGCCGGTAGATCTACCAGTACAGTCATAAATAATCAGTATAGATCAAAGAACGGACCCAGGTATTGTATTGAGCAATTTTGGCCTGAAGCTTCTGAGAAGTTGCAAGATATGATATATAAAAATTCGGATACCGGTATAGATGAAACTGATTGGAAATTTGAAGAGTATGTAAACAATGCTACATTTAATAATCCTACAGGGGATAAGCTTAATATTGGATTCGCATCTGAATTTGTGGTATGGAAGTTTGTCAGAAATGTAATGACAAATGCAAGATTTATTAAGATTAATAGACCAGAAGAGTGGGACATAGAAGGTTATAAAGACGAGAACAAAGTTCTTTATCTTGAAGCTCTTGGAAAGGTAGATGGCATAATGGATGCTGTGTCTACCAATTACGTTCGTGTTTCTTTTTGGAAGGATGTTGAAACATGGTCCCCTCTTGGAATAGTACCAGTTGAATTTGATAGACCTGAGTATGAATCATCTCATTCCGTTATTGTTAACATAGCAAGACCGGCTTTCGGAGAAATAAATGAAGAGTTTTTTGATTCTATAGGTCAAAATTATTTTTATGTTACAATAGAATCTCCTATTGTAGCAGTTCCTTGGATAATGACGTTTAGACAAATTCAATTTTGTTCTTATAAAAATTATGATACCCCAGAAGAAGAGGAAGAAGAAGGAAAGAAGCCTTCCCGTGCTATTCTTGGAGTCGCTTTTGCTACAGGTAAAACCATATATCCTTATATTTTTGGTGTAAGAGAAAAAGAAATAAATAAGGTTGATTTGTCTGTTGATTCAATAACATTAAGATCGACGGTAGTATTTGCATCTAAATGTCAGACATGTGGAGATAGGCCTATTAATTGCAAGCCTCGTCCTTATAAATACGGGGATTTTGCATATTGGGAATCATCTGAGAAATATCCTGCTAATTTTGAACTTTATGATAGTAGTAGGATGAAAATAGACACAGGTAGATCTTATGATGATCCAAAAAAAACAGAAGCTTATTCTAATATTATGAATAAGTTAACAGAATATTATGGTGCTCCTTTGTCAGACAAAAATGGATTATCTTATTTCAAGGGCCATTCTTATGGAGGAGTAGATACTTCTACCGTATTTTGCCAACAACCTATACGTCATTACCGGTTCCCAGATAACAAGCATATACCTTTTATGAACAGTGATGAACGTGGATATGACATAGCTTCTGAAATATATCCGGTAGGTATTATGGTGGATGAGAACACCATACAAGTATTTTTGGATTTTGCGGTGGATTCTGGTTTGATTACGCAACAACAAAGAGATACGATTGTAGGATATGAACTGTATCGTGGAGATAGGAGGCTAAATAGGTCGGTTGTGGCTTCAGGATTGGCCTACGATATGCTTAGATACATAGGAGACGATGGTAATGTAAATATCTATCCTAATTACCCATATAATGACCTATCACAAGATCAATATAATTATACGTCTGGCAAAAGAGACGAGCTTATATCCCATCCTTTCGACAAAGGAGGAAACGTGTGGTATTCATTTTGTTCTCCTGATATTTATTTTAACAAGCCCGAACTTCCAAATGAAGTATGTATAGACGGGTTCCAAAGAGGAATGTCCGTAGGCAGTTTTGTGCCTGTAGAAGATCATCCAAAATGGACTATCTTAGGTCCTGCCGCTTATACGATGGCTGCGTCACTTGCCGCAGTTGAATCAAGTGCCACAATAGCCGCTATGATAGCAGAAGAGCTTAAGATAAGGGCTCAGTCTGGATACATAGGAGGGTCGGCAGGTCTTACCGGAGGAGGATTCCTAACGAATTTGAGTGTGGCCATGCTGTTTTCTTTAATGGTGTCAACCATCAGTCAAACTCTTGCTAAGGGCCCGATATTGTACGGTAAGTACCGTTATGATTGGCTTAATACGTTTATAAACAATGGACCGAGACGTAATCATGCATGGTATTATACTTCTGTAGGATTATATAATTCAATGATAGGTATAACAGACCAGGATAAGTATGAACGAAATTTTGCTCGTGGTTTATCTTCTGTTAAGTACATGAAGTCTGGTGTATATCCTATGATGGATGCCAGTATGTCATCTAAATGGGGAACCGGTAAAAACGATAATGAGGGACGATTCTTATTTGTTAATAATATAGATCGTGAATCTTCGTTATTTTTATCATTTGGTGATCCAGGTGAAAAAGGAGATGGTAAATCGAAATATTTATTGGAATATCCGAACTATGTCTACAACTACGACAGTAGCCGTATAGATGACTCGGTTATTGCTGGAAGAGATGTTGTAGCAGGAAGAACATTCGAGCAATCCAAATCAGTTTCATACATCTGTTCTCCGTATATGAGGCTTATGAGATATAGGCCGGATCAATATGGTCAAATAGAAGATATAAAATGGATTTCCATAGGTGGATGTGGATTTTTCACTAATGAAAAGAAACTGATGTTCGGTGGTGATACGGTGATAACCAGATTTTCATTAAAGAGAAAATTTCCTGTTTTTTATAATAGTGCTTTTGGTATTGGAGATATGATACCTTTCCCTTACATGGATTATAGAAATGTAGGATATCCAAGATATTTTGTTAATTATGATACAGGGGAAGATGCTCTTGAGACGATAGATAACGAACGTTTCAATAGTTGGACATCATCTAATAAAGGAAAATATGCTTTTTACCCAAACAGGAAGAGCTTGTATGAATTGAATGGTGATACCTCCGGTAAGTATGTAGATGGCAGATTTTATACATGGTTCTATGGTATTCCTCAGTTCCTTGTAGAGTCTGAAATAAATTGTAATTTCAGATTAGAGGGCCCTCAGCCTCATGAATTATTCTATCCAAAAGTAGGAGATTTTGTTTGGTGGACACAAGAAAAGAACGTATCTATCCATAGGGACAATGATTACAAGATAAGTCCTATCTATTCATCAAGAATGACATTGACACCTAATGTATTGCCGGCAACATACGAACGTCGTTTTTATGATTGTGCTTATCAGCGTCCTAATGGTGTTATATGGAGTAGGGATGACGTATCTGAAAACAGTCAAACAGATCCGTGGCTGACGTACAAGCCTATGGACTATCATGAGTTCCCAACCAGCAACGGGAAGCTTATTCACATGAAGCGTATTGAATCCGATCAGATTCTTGTTAGATTCGAGGATCAGGTTTCGCTCCATAACGCCATAGACGTAATCAAGGAGCGCACCTCCCCAGGGCAGGCCGAGATGGGCACCGGCGGTCTGTTCGCGTCCCGGCCTCTGGAGTACAACACGACCGACCTTGGCTATTCTGGAACCCAGAGTACTGAAATAATTAGTTCAGAATTTGGTCACTTCTGGGTGGATACTAAAAGAGCACAGGTGTTTATGACCGATCCAAATGGACGCAATCTTAAGGAACTTAGTGTAGGTATCAGACATTGGCTTAAGCGTCATCTTCCGTTTAAGATCCTTAGATACGGAATAACTAATATCTTAACTGGTACGGAGATGACAGAAGAAGATACGGATAATAAATTTATTGGTCTTGGTCTGTCTCTTGGATGGGATAACAGGTATAAGAGGGTGTTTATTACTAAAAAAGATTATATACCAGTACAGAATCCGGCATATTATAAATATGATGGTGGTAGGTTTTTGTACAATGATACAGAGATATCATTAAAGGATGAGCGATATTTCAAGGATGTGTCATTCACTATCGGATATTCTTGTTTGAAGCAAGAATGGATTTCTTATTATTCGTTTTGTCCCGATTATTATATAGAACAGCAACAATATTTCCAGACAGGAATAAACTTCCCGGCATTAGACGAGGAAGGTGGCTTATGGAGTCATTTGTTGACGAATAAGAGCTTCCAGACATTCTACGGAACAACATACCCATTTATATTAGAAGTGCCGATAAAAGAGAAATATAATGGCTCTACGTTGGCTTCTGTAGAATATGAGCTTGATGCACGGAAGTACGTTGATGATGTGAATTACATACTTGACAGGAAAATAGGTTTGGATACGATAACTATCTATAACGACACAAACAACTCAGGTGAAATTCATCTTGTCCCAGAAGAAAAGAATAATTTAGCACAACGTATATCGTATCCGAAGATCGTAGGCGACCATACTGAAGTTATGGATACCGAAGTGTATAGAAGACATAAGCTAAACGATTTCTTCAATAGAGTTGATGATGATCGATCAGAGATTCCTATTTGGATCAAGGATGAAAACGATATAGATAAGTCGGTTAATCCTGATGCTCTTAATTTCAGGCGGTCATGGCTGGATAGATTGCGTGGTAGTTGGATGTTGATGAGAATAAAAAAGATGATTAGTGATAGGAAAATTATCTTTCAGTGGCTAATATCTGAGGATAAAATCAGAAATAGATGATTTATTCAAATTAATGTATTTTTAAATATTTTAATTTGATAATTAGATTTTAGTCTTTATATTTGCATCGTAATCAAGAGAGATTATGATATAAGACAGTGGTGATGGAAGGTGATACTTCGGTTTGTGTCATAGGTTCGAGTCCTATATTTTTCATGCAAGAAAAATTAGATCAGTTGGTAGATCAAAACCTCCTTTCATATCAAAACACATTCCAGGTTTTCCCTGTTTTAATAAAATATACAGATGGTGAGGAGTTCGGTTACTTCGAAAATTAGCATAGTGGATAATGCGGTATTCTGTAAAAATACTTTTCATTGGTTCGAATCCAATATTTTCATTTTAATCATCCGGCTCCGTTTTTCCTATGTTTGAAATATATAAAAACTAATGAGTGGTGATGGGGTTAGTTACTTCGAATTTAGCTCAGATGGATAGAGCGATACTCTTTTAAAGTATAGGTCAATGGTTCAAATCCATTATTTCATTGTTTACACTAACTTCAGCTTTTCCCTCATTGAGTATTCATTTTGATATATTTTTTTTCAAGCAGTGGTAGTAATATCACTGCTTTTTTTGTATAACACTTTAAAGAAAACAACAAATGGGAAAGTTTAACAAAAAGGATGAAGGTGTTAAACCTACGATCGTGAATCACATGGGAGAGAAGGCGTATAAGCCTAACGCAGAAGAAGAGTTGGTAGCTACGGTAATGACTACTATGTTATCCGATTCTTATTATGAGAAAGAAAAAGATAAAGTAGAAAGAATTAAGAACCTTATGGATCAGGTAGATCCGTATTTCGGAGCACAAACAGCATTGTATGTCAGGAAAGAAGGAAAGCTTAGGTCGGTAACGCATCTTATGGCTTCTGTCCTTGCCAGCAAAGCATCGGGTAAGGAATGGGCTTCAAGGTTCTATAACAAGATCATTATGCGTCCTGATGATATGAGCGAAATCCTTGGCTGTTATGCGGCTCTTAACGACAAAAATCCAAAGAAGTTAAGAGGAATATCCAGCGCTATTAAGAAAGGATTTAAGACGGCTTTGGAAGGTCTTGATCCGTATCGGATTGACAAGTACAAGATGGACAGTAGGGTCATTACTATGGTTGACCTCGTAAACTTATTTCACCCTAAAGGCAATCAGGCTAACAAAACGGCTTTCCAGTACCTTATAGAAGGTCGGTCTTTGTCTGGATTATACGAAAGCAAGATTCTTGAAAAAGAAATGTCTAAAGCCGGACAGGATAAGAAAGACAATAAGGAAAAGAAAGAAGCTTTAGGTGACGCTATTCGGGACGTGGTTTCTAATGTAAAAGGCATGCCTATTTTTAATATGGTTCGTAACCTTGTAAACATAATCAAATACGCGCCTGATCAAATAGATGAAGTTTGTAGGCAGCTTACAATAGAAGAGAAGGTGCTTAATTCGAAGATGCTTCCTTTCCGTTTTGCTTCAGCTTTCAAAGAGGTTGAAAATATAGGCACTGATGGTTCCGATAATGATATTGTATTTGAGTCGGATAAAAAACGTGCTAAATTAACAGCGCGTAACAAAGATAAGATTTTAGATGCGTTGGAGAAAGCCATAACCATCTCCTGCAAGAACCTGCCGGTATTGGAGGGGCGGTCGGCTATCCTGATTGACCACTCTGGCTCTGTACGTGGAGATATGGGAGGATCTTCTGAGGTGTCTGCCTTTAGCAAAACAAGTACGGCTGTCATTGGCAACTTGTTTGGCTGTATGATTGCTTCTGTGCTTCCTGACGTATTTATTGGTATGTTTGGTGACAAACTTATCAATTACGAATATGATAGAAGTAAAGGTGTTTTATGGAATAACAAAAAATCTTTTACTGCCGGAGGAGAATGCGGTGGTGCCACTGAAAACGGTCTTTTTGCATTCTTGAATAAGTGCGTTAAAGATAAGATCAAAGTAGATAACTTGTACGTTATTTCAGATATGCAGATAGGAGACGGTGAATCTGTTGTATGGGAGAAAAGTTCCAATTATAAATATGGTAAATTCGCCGAACTTTTGAAAGGGTTTAAAAAAGTGAATCCAAATTGCAAAATCGTTTCTATTTCTATTCAAGGATATGGAAGTGAGATGTTTTACAGAGGATCTAATATCTTGAACATAGCTGGCTGGTCAGAATCTATCTTCGATGTTATTAACAGCAAGTTCTGTGGATATAAGAATATGGTTGAGAAAATTAAGAAGATAAAAATTTGATTATTATTTCTATTTTAATTGTAGCTTTTCATAATAAAAAGTTTTAATGGGTATAGCCGAAGAAGTACGTGAGTATATCTTCGGCTTTTTTTGTTTATCTTTGTTGAAAAACAGTTTGTTATGAAACAAGTATTATATAAAAATGACATATACCCCTATAATGTAAGGGTATTGCTTGGGGCAGATGAAGAGTATATAGTTAAGACGTTCGCCAACCTGGAAGTAGAAGATCAGAGCTGGGAGGGGTGGACTGATGATTATGGTGGCAGAACTATTTTCGTAGGAAACCGAACCAATCACAGGAAAGAAATATGTTTCTTGTTTCATTCACTGTCTAATATGGATGTTAGAACCATAGGACACGAATGTCTGCACGGTCTTTCCCTTTATTGTAAGTATCTTAATATTAACTACAGTTTTGACGCCGGAGAAGATGAGCACGCTGCCTATCTAATGGGATGGTTGGTTGACAAGGTTTGTGATGCTTACCACAAATTTAAGAAGGAGGAAGAAAAATGAAAGAAAAAGAATTTGATTTTGTGATATATCCACTAAAGTTGATTATCACCATAGGGTTAGATTACAAAACATTGTGTGATCGTTTTGAGAATGCAGAATTGGATCATGAAGGAGAATGGGGAGATGAAGGCGATTTAGATTCAGAAGTCTCTTTTATGAATCTTGTTCGTGATAAGGGGGATGATAGAGCTTTTAAGTTATTATGGAACTTTCAAAGTGAGAATGAGATGACTATGCGAAACATATGTCATGAATCATTTCATGCAGCTATGTCGGTATGCCAACATTGTAATATGTCTCTTGGTTTTAAAGTGGGAGAAGATGAACACGCAGCTTACATAGCTGGATTTGTTGGTAACTGCGCAGGTGAAATGTTTGGATTCTTAGAGGAAGAAAAAGATGGCAAAGAAAAATAAAAATTATGTAAAGGACAAACAACCAAAAACATTATGGAATAAAATTGGTCCGTTTGTAAAGCTTAGAGAATATCTGGCATCTAATATAACACCTGATGTGTATGCTAACGAAAGAGGATTGAAAACCAAAATAATGGAATTTTTTGGTCAAGATGTTCCGAAAGCCAATGTAGATGATTTTAGTCAGAATCTTTGGTTTAGATTCTTAAACCAACCAAATAACCTGAAAGAGGAAAACGGGATTGTTAGAATACCAGACAATATCAAATCCATTATATCTGACAGGATAAATGGTGGATGGGAGAAAATGGCTAAAAAATATGGAAGGGAGCTTTATTCCTTAGATAATAAGATAATTGATGGAAGAGTTGCAGGCAAGGACGTATCTGATTTGGAGGAGTTAAGGGATGTAACAAGTAGGAAACTTGGAATGGTAGAAGAGGGTATAGATCTCTTAAAAAAAGCCAGAACTGGGGAACATCAGGTATTTAACGAATATAATTTTATACCGGATGCTTACGGCGATTTAAATGATTTATCAGGATTGTCAAGTTTTACCATGTACCGTGATGATAGAGGTAGGATGGTTGTGAAAGATAAGTACGATTTTTATAGAGATGACCAACCTTTTGGTGTTGGGGTTGTTACTAAGACTCTTGATACAATAGGATATCCTTTTGAAATAAGGGATTATGTAGAAGATAAAATTCCATACGAAGAGAGTGATCCAAACAAGATCATGCTTAGATCTATTATTGATTCAAAGAATGATTTGGATAAAAGGATGGAGATAAGATCCAAAAAACAAGGAGGGGATTCTTCTAAGCCGGAAATAGATTGGGATTTATTCAAATCAAAATATGAAAATATGAAGCGCGTGGGCAAGGGTACGCACCGCACTATGGACGTAGATGGAATGAATATGACCTATGATGCTTTATATGATAAAGGTTTCAATCAACGCCAGATAGAAGCCGTACTTGGAAATATTATTGAAGAATCTGGTGGTAATCCCTATGCCGTGTCTGATTATGGAGGGTTTAAGGGACTTTTCCAAGAATCTGATAAAAGATATCTACCCAAAGAGTTTGAGAAAGATAAAGAGCGATTTAAGGGGGATAAGCGTGGATATATCAATTACATGATAGACAGATTTTATGATCATGTTCAAGATGCTGGGATGTATAGTATAAAGGATACTAAATACAATAAAGCCATTCATGCAGTAAGCGAATTTATGTCAGAAGATCCAGATACGGATTATTCGTATCCACTTGTGTATGCTTTTGAAGCTCCATCAGATAAAGAAGGAACTTATGAAAATAGAAAGAGCGTATCAAATTTGATAAGCCAATCTTATGTTTTGGATAATGTTGATAAAAAGGATAATGATAATACTATTGTTGATGCTATTCTTGGAATAAAAAATGATCTTGAGCTACAAGACTCTATTTCCACTACAAGAGGTGAAGCCTTTAAAGAAGCCAGAAAAAGAGGTCTTAAGGAATTTACATGGAATGGAAAGAGATACAATACCAACATGAAGAAGGAAGGTGGCGTAGTTGGCAAGCAGCGTGAAGCATATGAATACTTTACTAATAAGCGCGGCATGTCCAAGATACAGGCGCTTGCTATCATAGGTAATCTCATGGCTGAATCCGGCCTTAAAGATGACATATACGGAGACAACAAAACATCATACGGCATACAGCAATGGCATAATGAGCGCATGGATAAATTGTTCAAGCATGCTAAAAAGAAAGGTCATTCTACACCAACATTCAAAGACCAACTTGAGTTCTTGGCTGACGAATACGAAGGAAAGACCGGATATTCTAATTTCTTATACACAAGAAAAGGAAAAGAAGGACCAGGGTATTACAACTACAGCCGGCAGGACTTTATGAACGCCGATAACCTTAAAGATGCTGTAATAGCTTGGAACCAAGGAGCAGGGCGCCCTCATAAGAGTGTTATAAGAAATGATGACCGTTATAACTATGCTATGGAAGTTGCTAAAAATCTTGGTTTGGAAATTGAAGAAAATTCAGTATCTTTGTATGGTCAAATGGGATTCGGAGATGATGGTGAAATAGCAGCATCAGTAACACTTCCAGAGGTAGAAGTGGCAGCCGCCCTCCCTAACCCGGAAGCCCCGTCCCAGGAGGAACAGTCCGAGGAAGAGAGATTCCGTACATGGACTGAAACGTATGGTAAGGACATCATAAATCATTTACTGACGTTAGACGGGAAAAAGGATGGTGATGACAGTGATTACAGCATGATGTATAAACAGCATGAAAAAGAAAGCGAAGAGGATAAGAAAATGGCTTTGATTAATGCCGTGCTTCCCAATATACAGCTTCGCATTAAAGGCGTCACTGATAATTAGAACAATTATTTTATTTCTCATATTAATAAAGCGAAGCCGGATTTGAGACTCGTTATGCGGATACCAAAGGTTGAAGAACGATATCAAGATAATCCGGCTTTTTTGTGCGATTTCGTGAAGGATGGAACTGTCATCGCCTTGGTTGGACGGAACAGACCTACGTACTTTCACTGTCCTGACGGGCATGGGCGCTCGTCTCGCCTACTCCCTGCCTAATTCTCCACTGGCTACCTAATATAACTATTAACGTCACTCCATCACCTATCTCCCTTCAGTCGATAGGTTCAGTCGTTTTTAAATATTATAAGTTCTTTCGCATCGTTCCCTTCGGTCACGATACTCAATCTTTTCACACAATTAGGCAAACAATACAATAGACGGAAAAAGTAATTTGTCAATCCGTTCACTCACTTAACTCCCTTCGGTCGTTAAGTTCATTCACTGCAAACAATTATATGAATAAATGGTAAAGTATATAAAATAATATAAATAATATAATGAGTAAGATCATTGAAAATGGTCTTAATATTAAGGAAAACGGAGACTATTTATAGGCGTAGTTTTAGTTCAAGATTTGTTGTCCCACCACTGACGATCAGTCGGTTACGTTTCGAGCCGTTCTTTTGTCTCTTATCTAAACCGTCATAAAATAAAAAACCTTGTATCCTATTTCTCTCAAACTGGATACAAGGCCGTGCATTTTCTTATTTGAACATATGATGAAAAATCATATCTTTGCACTAAAAAACACAATCATGGAGACAAAGTTAATCGAAATAATAGATCCTCACAAGTTACACGACGAACTCTTTAAGAAAGAGCAAGTCTCTCCGATAGAAGTTATCTACAATAGTTTCAGTAATTTAGGGTACAATGTGGTACGCCGCCCAGCTGGTCAATGTTTAGGAAATTTGAGATATTTTAACCTGTTTTACGATAAGAATACTCATCATTTTTATCAGAAGGATAAGAAGTTGAGATATTTTAGTAATTTTCTGATATCCGATTATTGGAAAGATAGGGTGAGGTGTTTTATAGTTTGGAATTTTGGTTTTGGGAGATTCTTCCCGTACAATGACTTCATAGAGGCTATGGTCTATGACTATCTCCGATATGGGAGGAAGTCAGTTCCTTATCTTAAGAGTGTGCAAGAAGCTGAAGAAAAGTGTGTAAGGTTCTACATTAGATCTCAAATAGATATGCTTCGTAAGGAAGGATATGCTGCATACCGGGCTAAGTTCAAGGAAGAATGTCCTCAGTATTTTATCGGAGACGATAGGACGGTGTTCAGATGTCTTGACAGCTCTTTAAAAAGAGAAGAGAAGATTGCCGCATGCGTAGCTCACAAAAGAGCTTTAAAAGAGGTGGTTATAACTTCTTTTATTAACCATCTCAAGAAACATCCTACCACCTTGTATTCCTGGTTTTCATCAGAGGTAGACAGCGAAGGGAAGAACAGGCTTTGTTTATCTGATAAGGCTGTTTCTTATTTAAACAAAAGATTGGTTCGCAATGGGTTAAAGGTTCTTTCAGCATCATATCTTTTTAGACTATTTAGGAAAATGGTCAAGAATTTGTTTGGCTCCAATGTTAGGTCGTTCTTGAATGGCTGTCTTATGTCTGTTTCAACAGAAGAGGTTTTAACCAAGTCTATAAAGAAAATAGTTTCCAAGACGGTATTGTTTTTATACAAGAGAGTACTCAAGGCTTATCGCAGGGCATACGGACTCAAGTACGATCCCGATTCAGGAGGTTTGTCCGCTATACATACCTGATTTTTAAACTTATCCCATAACGTTGGATTTTCTCGTTTGTTTCTCTTATCTTTGTGAAAAAAGATAAGTATGAAATTACGAATCATAAAAAATCGTCCGGTATTCGCTCCTGGTGGTAGTGTTCAGGATAAAAAACAGGATATTAATGTATCTTCTACTCAGCCTATTCTTGATTATGGAACACCTGTTAATAAATGGGGTAAATCTGATATTCAGAATATATATATGCCTTATGATGTGACTTTAGAAGCAGAGGAGGGGGAGATAAATCCATTTAGCAATATGCCTACATCTGATCCATTCTTTGAAAATCATGATGCAGGATATGCAGGATATCTTGCTGATAATAGGAGCATGGTTAAAAACGTAGAGAAATCAGTTGTTAATAATGCAATGAATGTAGGTGGCTCTGATGCTGATTCTTCTAAAGAAAAGCGATCACAAGATGGAAATCCTTTGGATCCTATGACTGCTCCTTATTATTCTTCTGATCTTGCTGGTAGGTCCCAGATGTTTGGTGCGAGTTTGGGAAGAATAAGGGCTGGAAACAAAACCGGTGCTAACATAGCGGAGGCGGCTTTATCCGGTCTTAGTCTTGGGATGGGTCTTACCCGTAATATTATGGGGGCTTCTTCTGAGGCTTATGCCGCCAGTAGAGACGAACAAGCGGCAAGAGAGAAACTTGCCGAGAATCGCCGTCAGCAGTTTATCCGATGGGAGCGTGAAGGGGGAGGTATTAATCTTGGAAATGGTCAGAGAATAGATACGTCTGATATGACAGGGGAATATATTTATCCTCTTCCTAAATCTATGGAGGATAATGCCAATGTTGAGATAGAAAAAGGAGAATATGTTTCGACTCCGGATGATGTTGGCCCTATGGAGGCAAAAGGTAGCAGGCATGAAGACGGCGGCACTCCTGTTGATTTACCCGAAGCTCATATTATTTCAGATTACCGTACTATCGATGATGATTTTGCTTCTTACATAAGGGAAAATTATGGCATTAGAGCTACGGAAAAAGATACGTATGCTACGCTTCTTGATAGGTACAAGAAAAAAATAGGATTGTCTGAAAAGTATGATGATCAGGAACGTGTTTTCAAGAGGTTGGAAAAGAATAAGGATGTTAAGGATAAAAACACTTCTGAGTTAAATAAGTCCATTCTTTCTAAGTACGTAAATGATAATCAAAAGGAAATAGACGAACTTGAGGCGCAATTCAGGTCTTTTGCTGACATCGTTTATAACAAGCAAGAGGAATCCAAGCGCCAAGAAAAGATAGATGCTTTCTTTAGAGATGGCGGAAAAGTTGATTTAAATGCTGTGAGAAAACAAGCTAAGGCTCTTAACGTATCTGAATCTGATGCTAAAAATTGGATATATGATGAGTATGTAAAGAGAGTTAGGAAAATGGCTGAAGGCGGTCCTACCAAGGAACAGATAGAGTGGGGTAAGAAAGTACAGCAGCTTTTAATGAAGCAGTTTGGACGTACTCTTAATATGTCTATAGTAGATGTTGCGGACAGAGAGCAGATTCTTAATCCTGATTCTGGTGTAAATTCTAATCAAAATCTGCAACATAGAAGTAGTGCCGGTTATGGTAGGGTAAATAACAAGGCTATTTCTAATTTGCTTGATATTAACCGTTGGGCTAATAAATACAATACGGATGGTGATTTTAATACAGAAGGATTCCAGACTGGATACAATAGCCAACTAAATAGCCTATGGGCTTTGGCGGAATCAGGTGCTATAGCCAATGCCGAAAAAGCCAAGAAATTTAGAGACGAATACGGATTTTGGGGAGAAGATGCCGGTAAGTACGACCAAGGAAGTAAATCGGCATATAACTCATTTGCCGTAGATGACAAATTTGGACAAACTACGGCAACCAGATCATTTTATGGATTGGATGTAGTTACTCCTGAACAAAAGAGATTGTTGAATGAAAAAGGGATAAAGAATTATGTTGACTTATTTGGTGATAAATCTGATGCAGCTAAGAAGATTCTGGGTGCCGATTATAATAAGTTTGCTGCTTTAAGAGATAGTGGTTTGATGTCGGAAATGGACTTCGTATTGGAAGCCGTAAACCCAGCATCAAAACCTATAGAAGCTGAACCTGTAGGAACCGATCCTAAATTTCCCAACCCAGGTTCTCCAGGCAGGATAGAAGTGAAGAAAGAAAATCCTGTTATTGATACTACTGTAGAAACGGAAGAAAAGGAAGAAGATGATACAAACGGAAGAAAAGGCGTCGGCCCTGCTTTATCAGGCCCTATATTCCCTGAGATGTTGAGGATGCTTGATACCGGATTAGAGATAGAGGGATTGGAAAGGCATCAGGCTCCGAGAATAGATCCGGTTCTTCAATCTGCTGATCAGTATATCAACGAGCTCAACCGCGCGACATCGGCTCAGTTGGACACAATAGGTGACGTGCCCGACTCTCAGCGTTCCGCTATTCTGGCTAATATGAACGCCATAGCCGGAAGCAATATAGCCAAGTACATTAACGAAGTAAATTTCAATAACGCAAGGCAAATAAACGAAGCTGATAGATTTAACGAAATGGCTTATGTTCAAACAGATGATAAGAACATAGCGGAAAGGCAACGTTATGAATCCGGATTATTGAAGGCTATGGCTATAAGGGATGAAAATCTTGCTCGTTATTATGACAGTATAAACAGCGAGATACAGAATAAGTTTAATGTTAGAACTTCATTGAACACCATAGCTTCCATAGCTCCGAATATGAGAATGCTTCCAAGTGGTCAAATTATTTACGTTCAAGGTGATCAGGATGTGATGAATATGGGTGATTATTCCACACCTTACTTGAGAAGTTTAAATGAAGAAGATGATGAAACTAAAAGAAGAAGGAGGACCAAATAGTGGCTTCACAGTATAGTATTTTAAGGCAATATGCCCCGTATGTTAGTCCTTACAACATAGATCTTGTTAAGGACGTTATGATGTACAAACAGCAGAAGGTTGATGCCGCTCGTGAAAAGATCTATACCCAGGTAGATTATCTTATGGGTCAAGAGATAGATAAGCCTGAAGCCCGTGCTTATATGGAAGATAAGATGTCAGGTGTGATTGCTAACATCAATCAAAAATTCAAAGGCGTGGATCTTTCTTCTGATGGTGTTACGAGAGCCATACAAGGAGAAATAAGTTCGGTGTTGGATGATACGGTCATTAACGCGATTGCCGGCACCAAAGAAGGTAAGAGGGTTATGAAGGAAATAGAATCTATAAAACAGAATCATCCTGAACTTTATTCTCCTATTAATGAATGGCATGCTTTGGATCCTTATTATAAATGGCGATCAGATGGTAAAGCCGGATCGAGGCTTGGAGGTCTTCATTATTCTCCTTATATTGATTATACTAAGGAAATAAATAAATTGGTTAGTGATTTTAGGGAAAACAATAAAGGAAGGAAGATTCAGACTACAGAATATGATGTAGAGGGTAAACCTACTGGTGGAATTATAGAAGTCAACGTAGATGAACTTACTGATTCCCAGATAAGGAATTTCGTGTCTGCTAACTTATCTGAAAACATGAGGAATCAGATGAGAATAGAAGCATCATACATGGCAGCTACCAATCCAGTATTCAGTAATCCGGATTTGGTTAGCCAATACATTGGATCTTATGTCGAAAGATACGATAGGCATATAGGAGCATTGGAAGCAAAAAAGAAATCAGTAGGGGATAATAAGGATATTATTGATCGTATCGATAGTCAGATACAGGAAGCTAAAAATCAGAAAGCAGAAGCCAAGAGGGAGGCAGATATGATAATAGCTTCATCAGATCCGGTAGCGGCTGCTAATTTTGTTGTTACCAATAATCTTTTCGATAAGATGACTGATGCATGGAGATACGACAATACAAGTTTTGAAAGGAAGAAAGATGATCTTTATTTTGCAAGATTGGCAGAGGATAGGGCTCAGCAAAAGTTTTTGACTGACAATGCCAAGTCTATGGTTGAAATATCATTGGCGAATGAGCAGCTTGCTCAGGCTAAGATTGAAACCGAATACATGCGTACTTACGGTTCCAAGATGGGCACTGAAAGCTCATCCGGAGGCACAAGAGGAGCAGGCGGTGTAGGAGTGCCGATGGCTCCTATGGACGGGCCTACGGCTATCAATTCTGGAACGGGTAAGATAGGATCTGTTAATTTGGCTAATATCCCTTATGAACAACTCACATCTTCTTCCACAGAGCGTAGAGCAAATTTATTGAAACTATATAATTCATTATCTCCTACAGACAGAAGCAATATCGTTGCAGCATCATACGAAGAAGAAAAGACTGACCCAGGATTGTATGCTAATATGACTCCCGAAGAACGAGTGTATTCGTATTTAAAAAATAATGGAGGTCAGAAAAATGGATATTTCGGACAAGGCAATAACAGATTATCGGAAGCTTATGACGCTTTATTGGTTTCTGATTCTAAGGCAAATGGAGCTTTGAAGGTTATAAATAATATAACTGATTATCAAATAGATAATATAGTTACTGAAAAAAATAAGGATATTATTAGGAAAGTTCGTGATGCTAAGTTCATGAAAGGAAATTCTTTTATGAATCTTACTGATACTGATGATAAGGCTGGAGCTTTCCTACTCGCCACAGCCATAACAACTGGTGTATCCGATGCCGTAGGGTTTAGAGAATATATGATGGATCCTTCAAGAGGGATAGACATTCTTAGTGCTATATCTCCGTCATTAGGAGCTAAGGCGAGTGCCGGTAAGTTGGGGAAAAACATATCTGATGCTATTACAAGCGAGGGCAATAGTTCTTCTACTGGTACATTGGCTCTTATTAATGGAATGAAGAAACTCAATGGCGATCCTGATTTTAATATATCTGATTATATGACCATAGATAAGGACGGTGATATAGATTTAAAAGATTATCAGGAAGGTGAACCGTTAACTATTACCCAGCTAAGATATGCTGAGAAAAACAGTAGGGTGTCTGATATGATAGCAGGTCAGATGCAGGATGAGATAAAAATGTCCGTGTCTCCCGATCAGATTTCTGATAAGTTATCTCAGTATCATTACCTTGATTCTTACAAAAGATACAATTGGAATGCTGATTCACCGGAAAAGTCTTTACAGAAGGCTCAGTTTAGAAGATTGTCTGGTTACATGGCAGGAAAGGTAAACAATCTGGATCCTACTGCTATTAATACCATCAACATGGACGCCGAGATAGATAATGGCACTGTCAGAAGATTTTTGACTGCTCAAGTAGGATCCGGTAGAGACTCTTATGTTACAGAAAGGGTAGAGATTACGAATGATGAGCTTCTTAAGGCAGGCATAGATCCTTCAGTTGAAGAGCGCAATTATCCGGTAGATGGTTACAAATCAAGTTTTGGAACCTGTGATTTTGTAGATACGGGAAAGAAGGAAGGTTATTCTTATGATAAGTATCTTATACGTAATGGTCTTCCCCGTTTGGCTTCTAAGGCTGATGTCAAGAATGATCTTTATGATATAGTAAAAATACATGGTTCTTACCTTAAGCCAGAAGAAATGAATGTTGTTAAAACCCTTGTTGATAATTTTATTGACATGTCTGATAATATATCAGTTCAGTTGGAAGGAATGGATGATAGGGGTTCGAGAGAGGTAGCGGTCAATTTCTATGACAAAAGGACTAAAAATTCTAAAAATCCTGCATTGTTATTCTCGGATTTTGTTCCTTTGGATCCAGGTAATGATGAGTATGCGGATTACTGGAATAACATTCACCAGAAGTGTCCTCAGTATTTCTTTGTAAAATACGTGAAGGAAGCTGTTCAGGAGCGTCTTGATCAGATGAGGGATCCGTACATGAGAGGGATGGATATTACGCCCAACAATAACGATAAGTTTAGTAAGTTGAACGATTTTTTGCAAAAGCTTTATGGCAACAGACAGTAATGTAAATAGATATAATCCTGCTGCTAAAACCACTTACGAAGATGTGGCAAGGCAAAGGAAATTAGCCGAAGAAGAAAATTACACTCCGGCTACATTACCAGAGACGACAACGCCTCTGGTTCCTAATTATATGCCGGGAGAGGGCGTGTATGCTCAACCTGAATTTCCAGATTATGCATCAAGGATAGCTGCTGCCGAATACGAAGAACCGTATATAGCCAAGGAGATAAGCAACAGCTATTCGGAGGCACTGGCTCGTAACAGCTACAGGGGGGCTACACCTGCCCCGCCGCCTCTTAATCCCTATGGACCGAAGGTAAGTATCCGTGAAAGTCATCAGATGGGTAATGATGGGGTATGGCGCACAAAATATCCCAATTATATCCCAGGTATAAATAATGAGGATTATTATGCCAGAAGGCAAAGTGGTTGGAGTAAGTTTTGGAATGGTGTAGGTAAATTTGCCTTAAAGTCTGCATTGTATGGGGCCCAGGGAACTATATCATTACCCGACAAGCTTATTAATATGGCATCTGAGGGAAGTTATAAGGCAGCTTTGAATACGAACATGGATAAGTTTGTTGGTGATCTTGATCAGCGAATAGACATGCTTCTTCCACATTATTACAAGAAAGAAGTAGAAGATTACAATTTTGGTCAGAAGCTTTTTAAGGATACTGGTAATTTTTTATGGAATGACGTCCTTGGCAACGGAATGTCTTTTACCGTAGGAGCCATGATATCAGCATACATGACCGGAGGACTGGGAGTTGGTTCATTAGGTAACATAGGCGCAAAATTAGGTGGAAGAGTCGGAGCTAAGCTGGCAGCAAGACAAGCTGCCAATAGAGGTATAGGAAGTCTCAAAAGTGTGTTTAACGACTATGTAAGGAAAGGAGTTGCTACCGGGAGGAATGTAGGAGAGGCTGCTAAGACCATGACGTTGTTGGCTACCAGTGCCGGCTTTGAGTCATCGGTTGAAGCAAATTCTTTTATGAAACAATCCGAATCCGACTTCAAGGATTATTATCGTAAAATTTATGGTCGTGATCCTAATGCTGAGGAAATGGCTGTTTTTCGTAATTCTAATGCTGATGTAGGTAGTGCGATATTTGCAGCTAATATGGGTATAGTAGGATTGTCCAACTGGCTCTTGTTTGGTAAATACATAGGATTAGGAGGAAAGGCTATACCAGGACTGGAAAAGAAACTTAATAAGCATCTATTTGGATTAGGGACGGAAGTTACAAAGCCAGGAGAGATGGCTATTAAGATAACCAACCCTAACATAGGACAGAAGATAGCTGGTAATGTTTTCAATATCATGAAAAGACCGGTGTCTGAAGGCTTATGGGAAGAAGGGTCTCAAGGTGCTGTCCAGAACACGGCTGAAGAATATGTTAAGTCAAGATATGACAATGTGGCTATGAATGGAGCCGTCGATGTTCTTGATGCTATTTCTGACGGATTTAAAAAACAATATACGTCTAAAGAAGGATGGACTGAAATAGGAATCGGTGCTATTATCGGTTCTTTATTCGGCATGAGAGAAGGCTTCTTTGGGGTAAAAGAGTATAGTAATAGTCAGATATTACTGGAGAGGCAGGTGGATGAATACAACAAAGCATCTTCTAATCTTAATACGGCGGCTTTGAATACGTTGAAGAAGTCAATGAGTTTAGGTCCGCAAGTTCGTTCTGATGTTCAGTCTATGACCGGTAAGGAACTTGATGATGCTATGTTTGAAAAGATGTCTATTGATAATCAAATGGGGACCTTAGAGGATTCGGCTGAGAATTTCAGGCAGATGGTTGATATGATGCCTATTTCAGAAATAGCTGAAGCTAATGGGATGTCTTTAGAAGAGGCAAAGAAGTACAAGGACTCTATTATTGATAATTATAATAATCGTCTTTCTGATTTCAGATCTGCTCAGAGTTTTGCTGAAGATCTTATAGGTGATGACTCTAAGATTGAATTTAGGAAATACGTGGCTCGTAATGCCTTCCTTGGTCTTCAATCAGAATCAAGGATGAAAGACATAGCTTCTGTCATAGAAACGCTTTCGGGACAGCCTCGCGTGGCAGATGCGCTAAGTACGTTCTCCCGGCTGTCGGACAGAGCGAGGGAGCGGGCGATGGCTATCCGTGGCATACGATCAAGGATAGAAGAACTTGAATCCGAAATAGAAGATCTTGCCACCCGTCCTCGTAACGTAGATGGAAAAGACCCACAAGCTGAATCTATACAACGAAAAACCAAAGAATTGGAAGATCTTAGAACCAATTACAATAATTCGTTGTCTGAGTTATCAACGTTAATAGGAAAAGAGTTTTCGATAGAAGAGTTGGTAAGTAAAACCGAATCTGTTTTATCATCACCTCTTTCTCCTATAAGCTCACAAGATGTAATAGAGGCTTATGATACGCTCGTGGCTTTTGATGATTATTTCAATGTAAAATCAAGACAAGAAAAGGAGTTTACAGCTAAAGATAAAGCCATGAGATCCTTGGTAAATGAATACCGTAGGAGTTTGATAGACTATAGGAATATGAATAACTTCTTGTCTAAGATGCTTGATAAAAGATTCTTAGCCGAGGAAAACAGAGGATTTTTAAAAGCGTTGTCTTCTTTATGGTCTACTCCTTATAAGGAGGATGACAAGGTTCCTGATTTTGCAGAGCCTAATAAAGTTGGTGAATATGATACTGACGAGGTGGTAGATCAGGCTATGTCAGAAGGTAAGATTTCGGAAGACGAAGCTTGGACTATCAAGGCATTTATGCACGCACTTGATAAAGTAAGAGAAGATAGGGTGAAGGAAGCGGAAGATAATATAAAAGAGTCGCCGCTTACGGAATCTGTATCGGATGAAGATTATGAAGCTGCTATGGATAACCCTATTATGGTTCCAGTCGTGAGGCAGTCTATAATTGATAAATTATATACAGGAAATGCTGATCTTCTTACTGCAAGGGAAAAAGATGTGTATGATAAACACAAACAAGATTTTGATGATTATGTGTCGTCTTTAGGTGACAGTCCTATTAATCTCATAAAATCATTATCCGAAAGGGCTGATAGGCTTACAAGTCCAAGATCTGTGTATGAGGAAAACAAGACCGTTATTGATATGGCTAAATCAAATTTGGAACCAGATCAAAGACAGGAACTTGATGATGCTATTTCTTCGTATGTGGATATAATGAACAGACGGGACAAAGGGGAGAAAGTTGACGAAGATAAGCTTGCCGATTCGGTATTTACCATAGAAGATCTTGGCCAGGTTGGAAACATCACGGATCTTCTTCCTTATATCGAACAAAACAGGATTATTGATAAAGGTCGTATCTCTGAATCTACGTTGAGTAATTTTGGGGAAGATGATGTTAATATAGATTCTCTTGTAAATGAATTAGACGAATCCGATAATACGCCGGGAGCCAACATAGATAGTGCCCAGAATCCAGAGACGTTGATGGTAAGAATAATATCCAATGATGGCAATGAAAGGTATGAAATTGCAGGTCTTAGAGCTGACAAATTTGTATCTTCGATAAAATCATTGGTTCCTATTCAAATAAGTTCTGAAACGAACGCTAATGGCACTAAAAGGTATTCCCTTAACATAGGTGGAGAAACAGCTAATATAATGGAATTGCCTTATCATGCAAGATGGTCTATAGACAAAGAATCGGCTCGTGTTCTTAACCGTTACACAGATGTGTCTATTCAGGACGTGGGTAATTCATATTCTTTGGTTTATAAGCGTCTTGATTCAGACGAATTGGTTCCGTACAGAACAGGTGTTGGATTCGGAGAGAATGAAGTAGATAAAATAGATCAGGAAGCATTATCTTCTTTGAAGAAAGGAGATAAGGTTAATCTTGAGATAGATGCAAATGATACCTATAATCAGTCTCTTTTTGCCGAATACAATGATGCTGTTCAGTCCGGTGATAAAAAAAGAATAGAATCTGCTGAAAATAAGCTGGTATCCAATATGGTTATCAAGGTTATGAGTGGAAACAGATTCGTTTCTGTTGTAAAAGCTGACACAGGGGGCATAGATGGTATAAGTAAAATAAGAAGAACGGCTTTTAACAAGTGGAAGAAGGACGCCGGCCGGTCAGCTACCATCGGCGTCGGCACGCATGTTGTTGCCCAGACCCTTCCTGGAAGACCGGTGTTTAACATGAGAGTAAACGGTCAAGGATATGGTCAGGTAGAAAATCTCCCTATTACCGAAAAAGGAGCTGAAAAAGTATCTGATGTGGGGTATGTCTTAAATGGCAAAGTCGTGCTTAAGAACGGTTCTAAATACACAGGATTCCCATTTGCTTATTCTATATTAAACGATAAGAAAAACAATTACAAAAATGTAAGAGTTCCGGTAGTTGTCATCAAAGGCAAAAACGGTCTTAATTATCTTTTCCCGGTTAGTCTACGTTCTGTGGAATCAGAGGAAGGAAAGAAATGGATTTCTTTTATAGATATGCTGCTTGAATCCGGTGACTCTGAATTGTTACAGATGGGTCAAGATGACATACAAGATCTTAATGCGTATCTAACCAAGTTAGGTCTTGATCCAGCTTCGTATCAAGTATCGTATTTGAATCCTATTTCAGGGCTTAGAAAAGCTCGTGAGGCTATAGAAAAATTATCTATGGTTCCTGATGTTGTTAAGTGGGTAGAAGATGAAAGTAGGAGTGTGAAAGACATTGTGACGTCTGAGGTAGAATCTGGAATAGATTTCGAAGGTGAGATGTTTGTTGCTCCTAAGATCAGGATTCAGTTTGGTAAATCATCTTCCAGACCTAAATCACTTATAGAAGATGATCTCCCTTTCTCCGATGAGGGTAAGACCGTTACTTCCAAGGAAGATGTGGATATTTACGAAGAGGAAATGCCAGAGGAAGACCCTGTCCGGGGGACTCGGCCGGCGCCACCAGCTCAGCCGGCTCCTGCGGCACAAGCTGCGCAGTCTTTACCTGGCAAGAAGCGTACCTCCAGGAAAAACTTCTCTCTTATGTTAAACGAAATAGAATCTCATATAGAAAAAGAAGGATTGCCGCCTTATGCTAATATTTTTGATTTTATAGCAAGGAAGATTGTAGGAGGCGATTTGAGGTTTCTTCGTGAGAGAGGTAATCCAAAAAGTCTTAAAGAGGAAATGGGATTAGAACCTAAAGGAACAGTAGGTGATAAAATATCCACTCCTTCCAGTAAAGGTGGTAAGACTTTAGAAGAATACGTTTCTTGGCTTCGTTCTCAAACAGATCAGATAGTAGAGGATTATGTTAGTCCAAGATCTGACGAACAAATTATATCAGAGTTGAAAAACTTTTTGAAATATATTAATTTTGTTCCAAGCAAGGCTTTGAATTATTCTCTTAGAGTCAATGGCATGGATACCCTAAAAGAATATGGCACAAAAGAGGAAGTGGAAAAAATGGAATCTGACATCAATAGTTTGGTTTCTGAAGTTTTGTCTACGGTGGATAACCAAACTGTAGAAGATGTTTCTACTGCAATAGAATCAAACAACTTGCCTGCCATATGGGGGCCCGTGGAAAGCCTTGATATGACAAACGAGGAAAAAATAGAGTTTTTGAATAACGTAGCAGATTTTCTTAGCGGCATTCCAGAGTATGATGCTGTTGTGGAGTCTATAGAGTCAGAATCGGATAATATTTTAAATGATGGGAAAGAAGGAAGTGCAGAAGGCGGTGCAGTACGCACTGAGGAAGATGGCGATAAAAAGGGAGATGGAAAAAGCGAAGGACAACCCAGAGATGATGGCAAAGCTGAGGGAGATGTCTATTTACCTGGATCTGAAGAAGGAAGAGTAGATAACTATAGGAAGAACGGAGATAAGTTCTCTGATATTGCCGAAGTTACTTTATGGTTACTTAGAAGGGCTGCCGGCATAACCTCTATCCAGGAAGGAGATGAGATTTATGTAGAAGGAGATGAGGTTAATAATATCATGACTGATATGGAATCCAGATATGGGATAGATACTATTGCCCATAATCATACAGTTAAAGCTATAAGGAGCCTCAATAACGTGTCGGGATATAAGGTGGAATACGGTTTAACCTTTATGACTTACAATCCTTTTATTAGAATATCCAATCCAAAGCAAGAGTCTAAGGCTGTAAAAGATAAACCTTATATAGCCGAAGAAGTGTTTCCTCCGATATCAAGGGTAACATCTCCTTATTTCTTGTATGGCGGTAACGAAGCATATACATCTGTTCCGGCTAAGGTAGAATCTATACCAGAGAAGATAATAGCTCGTAATGGCATTAAATTTGGCATGAGTGTAACTGAGCTAACCAAATTAGGATACAAAAAAGCTGGTGGAAACTGGATATACAAATTCTACATGAACTCAGGTTTGTATGATTTGTACAACATCAACACCGGTGAGGCGTTCAGGGCTAAACCCGATCTTGGAGTTAAAATAAGTTCCAGTGAATTTATACGTTCCTTATTACAATCTGGAAGAGAAATACAGAACATGATAAGAAACATGAGTCAGGAAGAGATAGACAGGAATAAGAATCTTGTAAAAAATTCTGATAATTCAGATTCTATAAATAAGTTAAATAAGGAGTGTTGAGTATGAGAAGGAGATACGAAGATACCTCAAGTCTTGTTTCTTACCAGTTGAAGACCAATCAGCAGGGGGATATAGAGGTTTATGTTGATGACAGATTTGTTGGAAACGTAAGTGAAGGAGTTTGCAACTGGAGGGATATTGAATACAAGAGCAAGGTTACTATATCTTTGAAGGGAGTAGAGAATAAGGCTAAAACTTCAAATAAAAGAGTTGGTCCTTATTGTCATATTAATAGCATATTTGGAGGAAATGAATCTTATCATGAAGGTCCAGATAGTAATATTAAAAAGAGTCCGGTTACTACCTTTATAATGTATTGCTATAAAAATGGGAATATTACGACTACCACCACTTATACTAAAAATTTATCTGGAACTCTTCAGCCAGGTAAAACACAATTGACTATCAATTACAAACAAAGTAAAAGTCAGTCTTTTTCTGGTGGTTCTGGAGATTATGTAACATCCGTATCTGATTTCCCTTTTGTTACTGGTCCGGGAAATGACAGTGTTGAGTTCGAAGGAGAGGGAAGATTGATAGTTGAAACAGAGGCTTCGCATTATGAAATAGAAGTTTCATAATTTCTATTTTTATAATATCTTTGTCTAAAATATTTATCACTATGGGTGTCAAATGTCAGATAGAAAAGAAGGGAAATAAAATAGAACGGGTTGAGGCTCCTAACGGGGAGCCTTCCGTTCTATATGAAAGTGCATTAAAAGTATTGGGAGATAGCGAGCGGGCTCTTCAGGTATGGGCGAAGGCTTACACTCCTGATTTTTTATCGTATTACGGTCATTGGAATAACCCTGCCCCTGGGGATATGTTTAATACAGACTCCAATGGCGAACCTCTTTTGGATGACGTACTGTCGTATATGAAGCGTCAAACTTATTTTGCCGATCCTCTAACGGCTCAGGATGTTAAGGATGTAAGAGATTTTCTTTTATCTACCTATGGTGTTTATACGGCACCATCATTATCCAACATCATTCTTCATTATTTTTATGTAGATGGTAGTTTGATACTGAATGAGCAGAATTTAAGAAGATCAGGCTTGTATAATGAAACAGAGATAAGTAGAATCTTATCTGACCCTTCTGTTCTTAATGAAGTTTCGACATCCATGAGGAAGTTATTGGATTATTCCAATAACGAACATGATAGGGAAAAAGATAATTATTTTATGTCTATTGACTATCAGTATGGTCCTATTGTTTACAAGGAGGGAGTGTTTAACCAATTTGGTAAAAAAGTACCATATAATCCTTCTGAGCTTTATTGGGCTATGTGCAAAACAGTAGGCGGCATAAAAAACTTTTCTGAATTTTCATCTGCTTTTGAATCGTTGAGGAACCTGTATCCTGAGCTGGTCGAGAAATTTGTTTCTGATAAAAAATTTGCTGAATCTATGTTTGATGAGTTTTCATCTATGGAAAAGATACCGGTAATAAACATAGAAGGTGATGATGTGGTAGAAGGGAAGAAAAGATCTTTATCTAAGCTACAAGACCTGTCTTATTATAATCCCGGTAAAATAGAATTTCTAAGAGCTCGTATATCAGCTTATTTAAATAGGGCTAACGCTGACACCGAATCTGATTTAAGAAGCATGATATGGGATATAGAAGAGGCTTGTACGTGGTTTGGTATAGATATAATAGGGACATCGGAAACTTATGATGGCACAGAACAATCTTTGAATAAGATAGATAATTTGATGCTGGATCTTGATATTTATGTGGCCAGGCACAATGATGTGAATTATGCTCCTACGCTGGCATCTTCTATAGACGATGTTCTTGGTGATAGCACAGATTATTATTTTGGATTATTACCGGAGTATATGGATAATTTGAATATCGTTTATTCTGAATCCGATATAGACCCAGTAGAGGCATTTGAGAAACATTCATTGCTTAAGGTAGGAGATAATCTATATCAAAGGATCAGCAAAGATGATCTTAACGAGATGTATCAAATATCAACAGTGTTAGCCAAGCACGACCTAACTCACTTTCCTGCTAAAATATATCCTGAATCTTGTTTTAAGAACGGCGTTTTGGATAAAGAGAAAGTACGGAACGTAGATGATAATACGCTCATGGATTCCATTAAAAAATACGTCAGATCGTTCATGGATTCTCAGAACACGGAGGACATGGTAATGACCAGGATGGCGTTTGGGCATCCGGCGGTACTTGATGTTTCTTACGCGGATGTGGATCGGGAATTTAGTCGGTACATGAACAAAAAACAAGATAGCGAAAACCCATTATCCTTATTCGATTTATACCAATCTTACCTTGACAACAAACTCCATAAAACAAAATTATATGATAATGCCTATAAGTATCTTGACTTCAAACCTGGTCCATCTTTGGGTCTTATTTCTGATGATCCTGATATTTTGAAATCAATAGAATTATCTTTATCTGGAAAAGGCAGATTGATGTTGTTTGATTATAGCATGACCAGCACCGACCCTTCTTTATCAAAATTGTTTTATTTAGAGAGGTATGACTCTTCGTATGCCGGGAATGATTTTGAACACTATTTTTACACCAGGCACCCGTATTTGTTAAAAGAAAAATCGGGTCCTAATATCGTAGAGCAAGATGGTGTTATAACAGCCGAAGGTATTTATGATAATTTTATAAGAGTAGGTAACAAGATCTGGTCTAAAGTAAGCGAAAGTAGTTCCGGCTCTATCTACCAAAATCTGACAGGGACCGAATCGGAGGTGAAATACGATTCTACTCAGAAGGCTAAGACAGTAGAAACCGATTACGCTCCATACCAAAACAGATCCGGCCTGACGCAAGACATGACCGTAAGCAAGTCTGAATTGGATGATCTTAACAAATTAGAATGCAAATAATTTTTGTACACATATATAGTTTTTTCATAGTTATAATTTGGGAAGTGAGGCTTGTGAAAGTCTCACTTTTCTTATATATGCACGTATATCAGCAACATACAAGAAAAGTCAGACTTTCGTTGTTTTTGGATTATTTTCATTAAGTTTGCAATATTAGTTTCAGGAAGGGATTATGGAAAAAGGGAAAAAGTAAGAACGGAACGTAACTAATAACGGTAGGAAATGAGAATCAGTACCATCAAACGTAACAACAGCATTCATCTTATGTATAAAGACATTATGAATGATTTAGGTCAATTAAGAACTGTAGTTTCAAAATCCTATATTTATAATCTGATACGAAATCAAACCGGATTAAGTATCAGAACTATATCCCATGTCTTGAATCACACAAAAGAACAGGATACAGATTCTTTGTGAAAAGCGTACATTTTCATACATTTGTGTATTCTTTAGTTTTTAGATTTAAGTTTTTTCATGGTATTAGTTTAGAGATCAGGGCTCGCGGTGATGCGGGCCCTGGTTTGATTTACAGCGCTTTACCCAAAATGGGAAAAGCGTAAGTTTCTGATTATCAGGTTTTCCCCTTGAATGGGGAAAATTGATCATTGTGTATTATTCTTCTGTTTTTGCTGAAAATATTTCTCTTCTATAGGAAATAATTCCACCCTACAATCATGATCTTTGTTACGTGCTTCATGCACGTATGTTTAACAATTAAATACTATAAATTATGGGTGGTGATAAAATCGTCCTTTTAGATGGAGCTGGGGCTAACGGTGGTGGTGCAGCCGCTAACGGTCTTCTTTCAATGATTCCCGGCATGTTTGCTAATTTGATAGGTGGTAATAAAATGGATCCGAATCTGGTAGCGGCTTTAATGAACGGTCGTAATAACCAGGACGGTTTCGGTGGGGCTAACGGTTGGTGGCTCTGGATAATTGTCTTGTTCTGGCTGTGGGGTGGACGCGGCTTCGGTAACGGTTTTGGAAATGGTGGTGATTGTTGCGCCAATGGTTTACCCGCTCAGTTGAATAACGATTATGGTCGTGAGCTTCTGATGCAGGCAATTCAGGGTAATCGCAGTGCTATAGATCAGATCGCTTCTGCATTGAACTGTTCTACTACTCAACTTCAGAACGCTATCTGCAACGTACAAGGTGCTATTGATAAAGTAGCCGGTCAGGTAGGTATGACTTCTCAGGCTGTTATTAATGCAGTTCAACAACAAGGTTGTGAAATCGGAAATCAAATCAGCTCTTGCTGCTGTAATTTGAGTTCGTTGATTAATCAAAGCACGTGCGCTACACAGCAGATGATCAACAATCAAGGTTATGAGAATCGTCTTGAGACATTGAATCAGACTAACACGCTACAAAACACTATTAATCAAGGCCTGTCCAATAATCGTGAACAAGCTACAAGTCAGTTCAATGTACTTTCATCAAAGATTGATGCTCAAACACAGATTATAAATGATAAGTTCTGTCAGCTTGAAATGCGTGAAATGCAGCATACTATTGATGCTTTGCGTGATGAAAGAGCAGCTTATCAGGCATCTGCATTAACTCAACAACAAACTCAAAATCTTGTAAATCAGTTGAAACCTTGTCCAGTTCCTGCCTACATAACATGCAATCCTTTCTCAGGAAATGGCTATGGAGGTTATCCTTTTGGATATAATGGCTTTGGTTTCAATGGCGGTTGTGGATGCAATAACGGATGTGGATGTAATAACGGATGTTGCAATAACAACGCTGCTGTTTGATTTTATTAAGGAAGGAGGCTGATATGGCTTGTGTTTCTAAAATAGGATCGTTGTATGAGATGGTTACGAAGAATGTTATTGTCAGTACGACAAATACAATCTTCGGTATTAACCCACGGGTTTGGCACGCCCTTCCGTGTGAGGGTCTTATCCTTCTTAAGATAAGGCAAGTAGTCCCCACAGCCGGAAGGACTCTACCGGTACAAATTGCGGTCCCGGCAAACAGTACAGTTTCAACAGTAGGTGCTGATACTTGCTGTCCTGTTACTGGGGTGAATGTTGTTAATCCTATTAATGTGGCTGTTACAGGTGCCGCTATGGTTAATAACACAGAACGCCTTCTGTACTTCAATAAAGTGCGTGGTGTTTTACGACTAATGGATTGTTGCGTTCCAACTACGGCAGCCCAGGCGTCTGAAACTAAGGTAAGCAAATGATTTTTAGTAGGGTGATAAACCTGGTCATAGGGACTATCACCCTATTTTTCTAACAGATAAATATTTCGATCATGTTTTCAGATTTAAAGAAAGGGTTTCAGGTACATACCCTTGATACTAATACAGTACCTAAATACGAATTGGGAAGAGTGGTAGCCGTATCGGAACCAAGATACCTTCCTCCGCAGCCTGGACAATACCAGACCATGCAGACGCGCGTGGTGGATCTTACAGTGGAGCTTACAGGAGAAACCAAGACCTATACAGTTCCCGAATCCCAGAATGTGGCTAAAGCAATGGGAATAACATTGTCTACAAGCATAGATCCTATTATGAATGAATTGAATGCTATAAAAAACACCAGTCAGGAAATAATAGACAGCGTAGATACTCATCGTGCAAAGATCGAAGCTTGTGAATCCATATTGGAAGAAGTTAACCCAGCATTTAAACAGACAAGAGAGCAAGATCGTAAAATAGCTGGTATAGAAAATAAGGTTAATGATCTTACTGATTCATTTGAAGATTTAAAGAAGTTGATTGTAGAACGTTTGAAATAAGTATAATATGATAGTATATGATTTAAATTCAGGGCAAAGAGAATATCCTGGATATGACGAGATAGAAGATAGACGAGGCAGAGGTCGTAGTCGTCGTTCTGATGGGACGTACATGGGTTACGGACATGGATTCCTTCCTCCTTATGACCATTATGGTATGCATGAAAAAATGAAAGAGATGGAAGAACGCGAAAACGAGTTGGAAGAAAGAGAAAGAAGACTCGAAGAACGCGAACGCCGTCATGAAATGGAGGACCGGGAATACCGGAGGATGGGTTACGAATCTTACCCGACCGATTATTATGGAGACGACAGATACTACGGTGATGGTCCCCAGATGCGTAGAGGTAGGGGAAGAGGTCGTGGTCGTTCTTATTGAGGAGCAGACGCAGAGGATCCAGCTTATCAGAAATATGTAGACACTTACGGCTATCATTTCTCTAATGAACTTGCTGACGAAGCGGTTAAGAAAATGGTTAACGTCGATGGATCTAAAAGGATCTGGAAGCAGTCGGAGATAAAAGATATTTTTGAAAAGTGCGGAGCGAAGAAGCCGGATAAAGCGACATGGGGCGATGTCCAATATGTCTTTGCAATGTACTATTCGGATGGCTTCCCGAAGATCTTCAAATGTGAGAACGAGCTGGTGAAAGCTACGTTAATGTATTTGAATGATCCGGATGCCCCCGAAGGAGTAGCCTTTATAAGATGGCTTGCCGTGCAAGATTACCTCGGCGAAAAAATAAGCTGGAAGGATCTAACCTGAGATCCAGACCCAAGTCCTTCCGGCGGTGCGGGAGCCATAGTAAAAAATATGATTCCCGCATTCCCGTTTTTCCCGAAAGGGAATAAAAAGAATAAAAAATATGATACCGGTCGGCGGGCAATAGAATACCCGTGGCCGGTTTGTTTTTATAGCATTTTTTTCGGACATGAATACAGCGCATGAATCTAAGTCGAATAAGACTCTTTTGCATATAATAGGAGAACTAATAGGTGTGCCAAATACGGTTATAGATACGGCATTGCACGATCTGAAAGACAAAATAGATAAAGATCCTCAATATAAAGACATTAAAAAATGGCTTGAGTCTTTGCCTAAGATCTGACTATGTTTTATGCTTGATACCAAACCCGATATACTTTAACGTATCGGGTTTTTATTTTAATTTATATTGTTTTATTTTAAATCTAATCAACTCATGAATGTCGTGTATAATCATAGAATTGTAACTATATTTGCCTTTAAATAATTAAACGATGCATAAAGCTTTCAAATACAGAATATATCCTAATAAGTCTCAGAAGGTGTTGCTTTCTAAGACTTTTGGATGTATCCGTGTAATTTGGAATGCTAATGTCGAATCTTTCAATTCTTATGATAAGGATAGTAATCCTAAACCTAAAATCATTATTAAATCTGATTTAATAATCGACAAGCCGTGGTTGAATGAAATCTCTGCCGCTGCTATACAACAAAAGATAAGGGATTTTCAAGAAATTACCAATCAGTTTTTCTCTAAAACAAGAAAGAAGAAAATAGGCAGACCTTCTTTTAAAAAGAAATCTGGAAACCAATCTTATAGATTACCTAATCAAAAATTCTCATTAAAAGACAATAAGATAAGATTAGAGAAAATAGGATGGGTTAAGATATCTATTGATAGGAATATACCTGATAATTCAAAGATGTTGTCATGTACGATATCAATGAATTGCTGTGGTCAATATTTCGTTTCTATTCTTGTTGATGTTGTTATACCGAATAAGGGAAAGACTGGTAAATCAGTCGGAATAGATTTAGGATTGAAATCTTTTGCTACATTGTCTGATGGAGTTGTGATTGATAATATCAAGTTTTTCAGAGAGAAACAATCTGAAATAGCTAAAATACAAAGACATTTAAGTAGAAAGAATAAAGGAAGTAACAGACATAGAAAGAATAAAATAAAAATAGCAAGATTGTATAACAAGATTGCTAATAGGAGAAACAACTTTCTTCATAATGTTACCACTTCGCTTGTAAATAATTATGATGTTATTTGTATAGAAGATTTAAATGTTTCTGGAATGTTATCGAATCACAAATTAGCTAAAGCTATATCCGATACAAGTTTCTCAATGTTTAGAAGCATGTTGGAATACAAATGTAATTGGTATGGAAAAGAACTTGTCGTAATAGACAGGTTTTATCCATCATCAAAGACGTGTTCCAAATGCGGATGGAAAAAAGAAGACTTAACTTTATCAGATAGGGTTTTCAAGTGTGAAAATTGCAGCATTGAAATAGATAGAGATCTGAATGCCGCAATAAACATACAGAGGGTAGGAGTTGATATCCTCTATAATCGGATGCAGAGGGATGAGGTTACGAATCTCAATGAAGCGTCTATAATGGAGTAGTAATTATTATGTTTTACTATAAAATTTCCAACTATGGAAAATAAAGAAGATTACATTGGGTACGAAGATCAAGAGCTGTGTAACCAATATTACAAAGAGGCGGGGGCCATAAGACAAAAGCAGGACTGGCCTCGGCTTAGGGCTGTCGCTGCTCCGGCAAAGGGAACGCCATCGCCCGGCTGGGGACAGCTTGGACGTGGAAATGATGTCCGTGTTAAGTACGTTAGCATCAATTCAGGATTAGGAGGGGATAGGTTATGACTGTAGAAGAATTGGCTAATAAAAGATATGGTGGCGAATTTGTTTTCATGCTTGGTCATTTGGAAGGTGTAACAAGATTCGTTTTTGAATGTTTCGATCCCAGACCTGATCACGAAGGTAAAAATACTTATATGGTTTCCTATTTTGATAAGCGCATCCGTAGAAGAGATGTGGTGGATGTGCCGTGTTATATGAATATTTTGCCAAAATAATGAAAACACTACTTTTAAACGTACCTGCTTTTTCTGGTAAGATTGTTTCTCCTGCCTGGATTAAAGCCGTAAGAGATTTTCAATCCAAATCCAAACCAGAAAGAGACCTGTATTGTTCGGTTTGTGGATGTGCAGGAGGGTGTAACTTGTGTGATGATATAAGTAAATATAGGATTTCAGAACAACTGAAATATTATAGGTAATATGGTTAGAATCGCATATTTCGGAACCAATGGCTGCCCTGGTCATCACGTTATTCCAATACGAGGTAAATTTACGGAAGAGGATGTTAAGGTAATAGAATCTGTAGATTGTGATGATTTCTATAAGGTGTTTGATGTCATGCGTTTTAAGATAGCTGAGTTTAAAGGATGGACGATATTGGGAATCCCGGCAAGCTTAGACGATCATAGACCTGGAAGCAAAACCGTTATCTTCATAGAGGGTAAAGCTAACGAAGCTGACTTTATGGAAGTCATACAAGAGTATTCTTTTCTTAAAAATAAGGTAAAGAAACTTGCCGAATTGTATCATGATGGAGAATGGCTTGCGACTGGTAAATTGAATCAAGATCCGCCTACTAACGAGGAGCGGTTTCAATTTACGTTAGACAAGGATGATATTATTAACATGATTAGGGGAGTCGATTTAGATCCTTATTCTGATGTGGCGAATGAAATGGAGAAAATCGGATTGGGATCATCATCTGATTCTTCATATGATGGTCCTACATGGTCTTGGTTTATTAACAAAGTAGATATTTGGCAGAATAATGCATGGGGTGGTTTTTCTGCTGAGTTTTTGTGGGATTTGTATTGTAAGATAAAGAAAGCATAATAACAACTAATTTAAAACAAATTATGGAATTAAAAGATTTTAAAGATGTAGTTAGAGCAATGACAAAAGAAGAGTTCGAATCAACAATCAATGAAGATATTAAATTCGTTGAAGGATTCAAGTATTTCTTAAGACATGATGATGCTACGAGGATAGTAGAACACATCAAGTCTGTGTTAGAAGCATCAGTGGACTACTATTATCCTAATCATCCTGAACCTAAAACAGAACCAGGAGACATGGGAGAAGTTTCTGACGGATACCATACTTTCAATGAATTGTATCGGTACCGCATGTTGTACAACGCCGCCTTCTTTAATCTATTAGCCAGAAACGGACAGGTTGAAGTTTGCAAATCAAGGAGACACAGCGACGGAGAAAAATGCTTCGGTTCTGATGACTGGTTTATTGTGATGGCGATCCTGCCTACCGGTCAGGTATCTAATCACTATAAAAGCAAATACTGGGATTTGTTTGATGTTCCTGAAAGAGAAACCGCTTTCGAATATGATGGCCATACACCAAATGAAGCCGCCGACAGGCTTGAAAAGTATCTCAAACTGCCTCGTCATGGCATGACATTCGAAAAGGCTTTAGAACAGCTTAAATTAGGTCGTAAGATAAAAAGAATCGATTGGGGTAAAAAGTATATCTGTATGTTTATTGCAGAATCTGACGTAAATATATTGATGGTAGATACAGGTCAAAAAGTAGCATCAAATTGGAATCCAACCGAACATGATATTATGTCTAATGACTGGGAGATTGCGGGATGAGTTTGTTTGTATGTTCAAAGTGTGGCTGTATAGATAATACAGCCACGTCCTGTTACTGGGCTCTTATAAGACCTTGTATAAATCGTATTTACGATGAATCGCTAAAGGGATATGAAGGTAAGCCTCTTTGTTCTGAATGTGCTGCTATTGAATATGATAAGGAAGACCAACTGGTGGTGGTTCCTGGAACGTGGCACGGTAAGTTCAAGAAAGAATGGCCTACTGAAGAAGAAAAGAAGCATATTGGTAAAAATGGTATTTTAAATTATTGATTTATGTGTGATAAGGAAATTGTTATATGCGCAGCTATCTGGGTTAAAGATTACAAGAATAAGCCTCACGGTCCAATAAATATACCATCCGGAACCGTATTTTGTGGATTGAGACACTGTTCTATAATATCGCAACTTGCTGCATACGGCATAGCCCATAAAAACCGTAGTATTCAAGGATTTTTGACAAGCAAGAACCGGTTTCTAACAAGAGAGGAAGCATCTGAACTTGTTAGAAACAATAATCAAGAAATGGTAGTAGATAGGAATGCCATTAGAGAACAATTGCATTCGGAAGATTTATATTAACTAAAAACAAAATAATATGGGATTTAGAATCAGAAAGTCAATCTTTTATGATATGATGGACGGCAATCAGTTAGAGTACGAATCTGACAACAAGAATTTAGATCATATCACATTTAAAGGTGATGGCAAAGAATCTTTTTCATTTAACAGAGTTCTTGTTGAAAATTTAATTGAGACATTTGAGACCATGCAGGATATATACTCCGATAATTATAGGCTTAAGGTTTATACTGGTAATTGCATAATTCAATTGAACGCAAATCCAAAGGACCCCAGTAAATCCTTTTTTGACGTATATGATAGAGATGAGATGAAATTGATATACGGAATAAAGATCAGTATTCTGAAAGAAATGTTTGGCATATGCATATGATTACTAAACAAGATATACAAGCAGCAGCATCGTATATTTTCCGAAGCAGTTTTGTCTCAGAAAACCAGGCAAGGAAAGTAACGATAAGAGCCGGTAATAAAGCTACCAAGAACCTTGTCAAGACCTTCAGAGGAAAGTTGTTCAAGAAGGCTTTTGGAAGAGCTCGTAGAGGAAAGGATATCAGTTCTTTTGAAAGACAAGAAAAAGAAAGTGGTTTTAATTTCCTTTACAATCTTAATAATGGTCGTATGCGAAGCGGTCATATTATAATAGACGGAATTGGTCTGTTTAAACAAATAATCTATGAAGTTCAACATTAAAGGTAAAAAAGCTGATATTCGTTTAGGCAGAGGTCTGGCGAATCAGATTAAAATAAACAAAACCATCCCAACGTCTCATAAACCAAAAGAAGAACGTAGAATGATGTTTATTTGTGGTGATGATATTGCTTCTCTTATAAAGCGGTTTGAAAACGAATCAAAGTAAAAAAAAGGTCGGACATGTGTTTTGTCCGACTTTTTTTATATATTTGCGCTATGGCAAGAGGTTATTATTGGATACCACAAACAGATGAAACGTTAAATGGCATAAGCTATTACGTGGCTAAGGTAGTAGGAGATATCACATTTGATACCAAACGAAAAAGAATCGTATTTCAAGCTGATAGATATTTCCCTGTAGGATCTGTTTTCCATTTTACACACAATTGCTTCAATTATATCATAACTTGCCGACTTCGCAAGCCAGGGCTTTGGTTTGAAGCCAGGAGAGAAGATTCGGGCCCTATTTGCCCTGAAGATATTGAACGTTTTGAATCGGGAAGGTTTATTCATAGAAATGGGTACAAATACAATGCATAAGCGTAACTTGACGATTTGCGTCAGATTATAATTTTTTTTCATATTATTTTTAAGCCATCAGACTGAGAAGTTAGATGGCTTAATTTTTTATGATATGCTTGATTTTTGGCTACCTTTGTCTCATAACAAAAATGTTTTATCATGGTATCAACGTGTATTATTAAAAGAGATAATAAAAAGAAAGTTGTTTCTGTCTCTACCAGATCAGGGGACAGGTCTATGTTATTCGATAAGATAGCATCTATTCCTCTTATGGAAAATAGGGAACGGGCTACTACTGTTTTTAAAACCGTATTTTCTAATAAGTTCTTAAAGGCTTTTGGTGACTGGAGAAGGAATGTGCCTATCAACAAACAGGCTTACAATAAGGTAAAATCTAACATCGGCCTTATTCCAGAGACCTATAGAGAAAGGGTGCTGGATAAGGCTTCTAAGATGAGCAACCCTATTCTTGTGTCGAAATCAGATGCACCTTATGGGATTCAAGAATCAGGCTTTGGATTCTATAGCCAAGATCTGGGTGATAATATTATGTTGGTGGATGCTATGGTTCCGTCAAGTATCTCCGTGCCGGAAGAACCAGGAATAGACTCAGGGCAGTATCTACAAGATGCTATATCTTCGGACTTCACTCCCGTATCTATGGTACAGGATAATGATGTTAATTATATGGTTATAAAAGACGGTCTTAAGATATTTAGTCCAGAAGAGCTACCAGAAACAGATTCTAATCCTGTGGGTGTAACGTATCAGACTGGAGAACCTCGTTTGTTTTTTATGAATGATCGTAATCAATTATTTGAAGATTACGGAGAAGCTCTTCGCTCTGGCGGGAATGATATCAGAATAGGATTCTTATCTGGCACCGTTCAAGAATCTGCCTGGGATGGCGTGGCAGACATTACTTACAAGGCTGGAAAGTATGTCCTTAACAACCCCAAATCTTTTATACCTGTTATGACCGCCTCTGCTTCCACTTCTTTATCAACAAAAGGTGGGATAATAAACTACCTTATAAAGAAAGGTCTTTTGTCAGGATCCAAGATATTCGATCCGGAAACAAGAAGCTATTATCTTACAGGAGAAGGACATGCAGGACAAATTAGACTTTTCAATTCAGCCTTAGCTTATACCGAACTTCGTAATCATTTCAGTTCTGATGTTTCCATGAATGATCAAGGCATGATAACCATAAATTCATTGGATAATAGTAAGGTGACTATGAGACTCGCCACCGGAGGAACAGAAAGAGTTAGCAAGGAGCAGATAAAGAGCGATCTTAAGTCTGGAAGATACAATGAATTGGATGCTAAATACGATCACTTTGATGCGCTTGTAGTTTCATTTATATTAGAAGACAATGATCTTTATGCTGATACTAAAGCTAAGATAGTATCGGATTATAGCCAAGAGGAACGTAATCAACGAAATTCTATTGTTGAGATACTGAAAACGCTGGGCGTTAGTGTCGTTGGCATGACCGATTATATAGAGAAGTACCAAACTAAATACGGACACGAACCTTCTGCTAAAGCATTGGCGGATATTGCCAATAACGTAATAGCAGTCGGTGAAGATGCTACTTTGTCTGACTTAGTAGAAGAAACAGCCCACTTCCTTGTAGAGGCGTACAGAGATCAGAATGCTGTTGAATCTGTTTTGCAAGACGTAGAAGGCACTGAAGAATGGAATCAGTATGCAAATCAGTATTATAATACATACGGTAAGGTATATGAAGGAACTGAACTTGACAATGTAGTTAGGAAAGAAATTCTTGGAAAGATCCTTGCCAGGGAGATGCAGGACAGAACGGCGCCCATAGAGCCCACCTCCTTCCTGGGACGCGTCCGGCAGCTTCTCTCTGGAATCGTAAACTGGCTTAAATCAGCTTTATCTACCCAAAGACAAGATTTGAATAACGTTATTAAAAACATTCGTGATCTTGCTATTACCGACATAGATAAAGGATTTGATACTTCTCTTTTAAAGGATAATGATTTTACATTATACTCTCTTTCCTCTATGAACAAGAACAAGTTTCTTGAGTCTAAGATCCGGGCATTGAGAAAAACATTGAGAGACTTACGTCAGATAAGCTCTGATAGGGCTGTAACTACATCTATGACCCTTGCTCAACTTAAGACCATAGAAGATAAGATAAATAAGGTAGAGACCGAAATAGACAAAAATGAGATGGCGGCTGCCATGAATAGCATGATCTCCACAGCCGAAGCTCAGGTCAGATACTTAAGCAATGTAGTAAATACTATCCTTCATGGTGATACCAAAGACGGTAAACTTCATTTCAATACCAATGATCGAAAGAACGTAGATATTATCAACAATCAGGTTCTTCCGATCATGAACGATCTTCGAGGATATATCCGTAACAGAAGTACCGAATTTGACGAACGTGAAAAGCAAGATTATACAAATAGGATCAATACCGTCATTGCCGACATCAATGGTATTCAGTCTGATATTAAATCAGTACAAGATCTTGATGAAAGTACGTTGCTTGACAAGTTAATGAACGAACTTCATGTGCCGGCAGATAAGGTAAAGAAAGTAAAAGAGTTCTTTGATAAAGTCCAACACGATGTGTCCTGGATAAGTAGGTGGTTTGGTATATTAGAACATTCTTCCAGCCCGTTTAATAACGCTCTTGGAGCTATGATTGCCAAAGACAATTATAATGCGATGGTGAATGCCCAGCCAGCCATATCCGACTTCCTGGCATATGCGAAAAAACATGGTTTCAATAAATCTGAATTTGAAAAACTGCTTCAGAAAGTAGACGGCAAGACTTCTAATTATCTTCGTAGTGCTCTTGATATGGCTAAATACGATCGTAATAAGAAGCTGGCGCAGATGCGAGCGTTTGCAACTGCCATGAACATAGAGATATCAGAAGAAGAAATCAATGATGTGGTTGACAATAACCGTAATTACGTATTTAAAAGAGAAGTAGTTGACAAGGACGGAAATACGGTTACTGAGAACGCTAAATTTAAACCGTCGTCCGATAGGGTTAATACCGATATTTTTACCATCGAGCAGGAAAGGATTTATACAGAACAGATGGAGAAGTGGGATGCTAAAAATTCAGAACTGGAATTTAGTGAAAGTTATGCCACAAGAATGGAATCCATATACAAAAAGGCTGAAGAAGAATTGGGGTATCCGGTTTCTCAAACAACTAAAGAATATCTTAATGCTCTTTCCCGGCAAAAACGGATATTGAGGCAACCTTTTATTGATAGCAATGGTAATTTTGATGAAGTTGCTTACTTCAAGAGCAGTAATTATGAAGAAGAAGGACTGCTTCGTAAACAACGTAAGGAAGCAGCTTCAGAATACATATATGTAGGAACCAGAAGAGTCGATAAAACCGGTGATCAACTCAAGATGGCTAAAGAAATACAAGCTATAAATGAAGTATGGAGAAAAGAATCAAATAATGTTACTAATGCCGTATCAGAATCATTTTTGGAAAGATTGAGAACGATTCAGCGTGAGTCTGGAGGGGAGGCTGCACTGAGAACGCTTATGTTAGGAGGACACCTGGCTTTTAATGATCAGTTTTGGAATGATATAGAGTCAGATCAGTCGGCACGCACCGAATCAAACAACAAGGCTTCGTATCTTAAAATGGCGCATGATATCATTAATTCTACGACAAGTGATAGAGATGCGACAGACGTAGAAGCTATTGTGAAAGATATAGAAAAAAACAGGGCTATCATCAAGGAAATAATTGGGAATAACCGCGATGTGGCTGACATCGGAGAAATCAATGAAGCGACATTTACCTCATCTGAAAGAGATGCTTTTAGGGCTGCATCTGAAGCTATTGAAACCGATTACGCTATTTTAATAGATTATGCTAAGATGGTGGGTCTTGAAGATATTGATAAATATCTTACTAAAAGCAGTAAGGCTGAAAACGAAGTCAATCAATCTTATTTAAATGCTCTTGCTGACTCCAAGGAAGTGGAATGGAAGTTTGTGCAACGTCATACTACGGCAAAGAAAGCAAAAAGGATTCAAGCCTTAAGGGATAAACTATTTAAGGCTGCTGATAACCGATATTTGTTTACTGTATCTGAAACCAACTACTTGTCAGAAAAGCTTGGAATAAGCAAAGAATTAGATAGTAGGGATTTCAGGAATGCTGTCAATACTAAGATGGCCAGCTTGTTTTTAAATAACACAAGAGAATCAGGTATAGAAGAGGCTAATGCTATTGTTAATGAATTTGCCAGAAGTCAAGTCTTTTCATATTACAAACGCATGGCTCCTACCGGATATGCGGCTATGCTTGGTAAAATAGGTCGAGGTGAGATAGACGTGGCACAGATGGTTAAAGACGTACAGAACGGGACATCCACACAAGATTATGGTATGAATATATCGTACCTGTCTTTCGACCCTGCAAGAGCGTGGGTGGCTGAATCTGAAGCTGAAAATAGCGGTCGTAACCCAGATTATGTAAAAGATCATGGGTATGGTTATCGTATGCCCAAGAAGAGCCTGTATCGTGATGAATCGTATTTCAATGACTTCGGCATTAGATATGATGCTGATGGTAATGAGATTGCTACTAAAAACGTAGAGCAATGGAATATGATTCAAAAACTTAAGGAAATAAAAAGACAATCCCTTTCCTTATACAAAGAGCAGAGCCCCAATTTGTATGCTATTCCACAGATATCCAAACAAGATATAGAACGTATGGAGGGATTGGGTATCAACTTCAAAAATACGGTTCGTAATTTTGTATCAGATCTCTGTCTGGACAGAGTAGACGATTCTCTATACGGTAAAACCAGACAAGGGGAAGTATATGATCCAGAAGATAGGATTAGGTCTATACCTAAATACTACATATATGAATTAGAGAACCAAGATGACGTATCTCATGATTTTGGTTATTCTTATTCGATGCTTATGATGCAATCATCGTTATACAACGAAAAGCAGAAGTCTATAGAGCTTGCCCAAGGACTGGAGCAGATGTTACTGAATAAGCAATTTGAAGGCGGTAAGAAAGCTGAGGCAACTCAAGCATACCAGATGTTTAGAGACTTCTTTAATGACCATTATTATGGCATTAGGATGAACACCAAGAAACTTACGGTTAACATCGGTGGATACACGATAGATATTACAAGAATTATGATGGCCGTTGAAAGATTTATGTCGGTCATGAACTTAGCGCTGTCCCCGTTTGTGGCAGCTACCGGCGCTCTGACAGGTCATATTAACCTCATCATGGAATCTGCCGTAGGACAATATATAAGCAAAGATTCCCTTAAATACGCATCGGCTGAGTTTTCACGTCTTGCGCCATCTTGTATAGCAGAAACCGGAGACATAGATAGAAAAAGCAAATTATATGTCATAGGTGAGAGAATGGGGATATTCAATATCCGAAATCGTATGTATGGTGCCGGATATAATAGGGTGGCCCGGACCTTAATGCGTTCACCGATGTATGCTTTTATGGAAATCATGAACTACCCTCTTGATCCGCAGGTTATGATCGCTACGATGGATAACGTTCGTTATTACAAAGGTCGGTTCTACACGTTCCAGGATTTCAAGATGGAAAAAGAACGCAATAAAGAACAGAGCACCATAAAAAGAGAATGGGATGCATTAAAAGATCGTACTTTATGGAGTATGGTAGATGTCGTAGACGGCAAGGTGGTTGTGAAACCAGGATCGGGTGTTACTGTTGAGGAAGTTGAAACTCAGATGGCTATAACCCGAAATCAGGTTCGTAGCCTGTCTCAGATATGTAACGGATCTTTGAATGAAGAAAACCGGACCGCCGCATCCCGCAACTGGATAGCCAGGTTCATGACTGCCCACCGAGGATGGCTGGTGCTGGCGGCTCAACGTCTGTGGAAAAGAAGGGGATTCAATTTCCAGACAATGCAAGAAGAGGAAGGGCTGTCAATTACGTTAAAGAATATGATAGCTAAAACATTTAGCTTAGCTTCCGAGCCTGGTATGAAAAATATCATAGATGCCTGGAACGAAAATAAAGATAAGATGGGTGAGGTGGAAAAGACTAATCTTAAACGCCTCAGTGTTTATGCCGGCACGTTCCTCATCATGCAGGTCGTGTCTATGCTTCTTGCCGGATGGCGTGATGATGATGAAAACGAGGAAAGCTGGCTTACTCAATTCGGATCTTATGTAGGATTTAGAACCATAAATGAAATAGCTTCTCAGATGCCGTTTATTATGGAGCTTAATGTGGTGGATATCATTAATGACCCGTTTGTTATGGGACGGAAACTGAAGGATCTCACAGATCTCAGGAACTACTCACTTGATAAAGTAACATCTGGTACATACAAAGGTGAGTCTAAGTTATTTAGACAACTCGCTAAACAGACGTTTATCAAACAATGGTATAACATTAAGACGCCGGAAGACGTAGCACGCGCCTATAACTGGTGGCAGCAGACGAACAACAAGTCAATGATGTTTTTCATCGGTGCCACTCCTGATTCGGAAGGAGACGATGATGTGAGCTACAAGTAGACGAAGAATATTGGGCTTATATTACTACAATATGGTTCTAATATGCTATCTTAGCATTGTAAAAGAGTAGACTATACGTTTTTTTGCTCTTACTTTAAAGGTTATGTAGGTTTAATTTTTTCTGAAAATTGTTTTCTTACCAGTTCTCAGTCAGCGATGATAGAGAACTGGTTTCTTTTGTTATGAAAAAAATGCTATCTTGCAAAAAAAAATAAAATAATGAGAAGAAGGTTTTTGTCATATGATTTATTTCAGACGATAATTCCCGTTTTCGCTGTTAGTATATCTGCACCTCTTTCCACTTGGAAAAATGCCGTTCATATACCTACCACGAGATCGATGGAAAGTGGTGGTATAAATGTTGGAAAATATGCGGTTGATATTGCCAGTTCCAATTACGTGTGTACTATGGGAGATACCCAGAGTATAGATTGCTATATGACTCCATCTGGTTCCGGCATCAATTGCTATTTCAATAATGGAAATGTCACAGGGGATATTTATCTTACATTTTATCTGGAGGATGTTCTGTACTATTTCTATATAACAGATAAGACAAACGATTCAGATCTTCGTCCTCAGCTTTCTATGGATATTGATAAATATTTTATAGATACTATACATATAATAAAGACAATAAGTAATTTTGTTGCACCTGATACTTACTTAAAAGGAATATGAGAAGAAGATTTGAAACATCATTAAAAATATATGAATATCAAATAGTTAGCAACTGTATAGGGGGGGGGTAATCATAGATGATGAAATAGTTGGGACCGTTCCACAAAGTGGTGTATTTACCTTTCTTTCTATAAAACAACGTCTGAGTTCTATAAGTATCCAAGGAGGAGTCCCATCTAATACAAAAGAGACTATCAGCGAACAAACAGAATCTACGAAAGGGCTTGTAGAGAAGGATGACATTAAACTTATTATAGGTAGAGTAGAATCTCCTTCTTTAGGTTTTTCGATACGTCTTTATTTGCCGGACCAGTTTACAGTGAGAGAACAAGAAAAGAAATATGTAACATATCGTGAAATACTATATACTGCTCCTGGTAAAAAATACAATGTAAACAATGATAATCCTATTGTAATGAATTACACCAGTGAGCAACATGAGTACCCAGATACGATAATAGGAGATCCTGTAGATAAGATCTACAAAACCGGCTCAGGTACATCATGGGGTTGTGGACTTGTTAAAACTAATATCGAACCAGAGCCTTCTCCTGCATCCTTTAAAAATTTGACCCTAACATCAATAGTCAGACCTATTATAACCAGGTTGGGTCAGGGCACTTTCTATGCCACCTATTCCGCTTATATAAAACTTGAATTATATTCTAAAACACATGGAAGTATAGGTGAATATGTGGTAACATCGGAGACAGTTACGTTCGACAATTAAAACAATTCTACATATAGACCCTATACTGTCGTCTATATGTAAAATTATATAAACCTGCCATAATTTATTTTTTACTCATAAAAGAAACTAAAAATATTGAAATCAAAAGAGGAGTTGAATTTTTCGATAAGGTCACAGAGTGTGATATATATATCCAAATCAAAAATTATTCTCAAAATTTTTCATAAAATCATTTTTTTTCAGGCGGAACCAAACCATATCCAGCAATATCTCCATTTTTATATTTTACTATTTTGGTAAATTTGGAGTAGTATATACTTTGGTTTTTGTCTTGCAAAAAAGATTCAAATTCCTTTATCTCTTCATCTCTTAGATTAAACATTTCTTTATATTCTTCTAATGTTTTCATAACTGTTTTTTTTAAGTAATTGATTAAGGTATATAATTACCTTAATTGATTTATAAAAAATGTACCCTATCCGTAAAAACTAAACCAACGCCATTCATAATATATCCTACCATAGAAGCTTTGTCAAACTCTTCTTTGGTAGCCAACGTAGCATTATCCGGTATAAGATCCTTAAACACATCCGGAACATTACCTTGACACCAGCAGTTATTTGATGCAACAATGCCTTTCCCTTCGATATTGATATACATCTTTTTTCCGCCACATCCAAGACCATTCCATCCTCTTGGCACGTTTTCCACCATAGGTTTAAGAATCCAGCTTACGCCGTCTATTCTAATCCACCCTGGATCGTCTTTGTGTACGTTGTATATATTCTGCCAGCATGCACACTGAAAGCACCACCCACGTTCTTCCATAATGGTCCTAATATCCCCTTCTACAAAATCCGATACATCCATCGAATGTATAGAGTTGGGATTGTGATATTCGCCACATTTAGGACATACGAGTTTTAAATTCTTTTCCATCTTATTCTATTTTTACGATTTTAACAGAATCTCCAATATTGTATTCCCCTTGGCGTCCAATGAATTTGATGTATTTGGTACTACTAACACATGTAATGCCATTATCTTCTCCTTTGTATAACACACGCCCATCATTCAAAGGTTCTAAATCACATATAACCCATCCAGTATTAACATTGTCAATATCACATGATGACAATAACAACATTATCAATAAAATAAAGTACTTCATAATCACATCCCAATATCATTAACACAAAAATTTATAACCTGGTTTTACCGCTTCCGCTTCTTCTTTTGTATCAAACATTAAGGTAGTAACGGCTCCCATGCCATAACAATCGTAAGACACTTTCACCCACCACCTGAAAATTCCCGATCCGTAATCATCATAATACGGCTCGGAAAGAACCTCTTCTACGTACCCATCTAAGTAATTCATGATCGTTCCTCCTTATTTTTAGATTCTGCTTCTTCGAGTATGCTAATTACTTTGTCAACAATATCTGAATCGGACATCTTCTCAATAAAAACATCCATCGCCTTAGTTATTTCATCGGCTTCTTTTTCTTCAAGAGTAATCTCTCCACTGGTAATAGCATCAGATAATAATGTAGATAAGTATCTTATCTTATCAATGCTCATAAACGTAAACGGGTTACCTCCTTGACCTCCACCCATTTCTTTCATAATCTGATATCCACCTGAAATAAGTCTTCCGGATGTCAGAGCCAAGGAAGACACGATAAGGGCCAGGACCGCCGCTTCCGTCCGCTCCTCGGACACACCCCTCGACCACACGGCTGCCCTTATAGCGCCGGCCAGATCGTCTATGTATGGCATGAGGCAATCTTCCATCGCTTGTGTTATATCAGCTATAACCTCACTACGCTCTTTATTTATGTAGTAGATAGAAGCATTGTACCTCTTTATCTCTTTGTCCATATCATTTAAAAGACGCTTGATATTGTGCTTATACATAGGACTGGTTTTAATTACTTCCTTTAGCTTAAGAATGTAATTATAAGCCTGGTCATTTACGAACAACGTCATGGTCTCAACCGTTGAATGAAGCGTGTTGAGGCTGTTAAGAATCTTATCGAAATTGTTTATCAAATAAGCTTTTCTGGCTTTTGCTGCATAGTTAATCATCGTATTCAAATTTTAGATTTTCAAGTTCGTGTATTTGTAACTTAAGAGACTTAATTAAATCCGTTCTCTGTTCCTCTGCATATTTCAAAGCTTCTTCTTTATTTTTAAAAGCTTGATACCCTATCGTATAAGGAGCGAACCGATTAGGGGTGTCGGCTAATAAAGTACCATCATAATCTTCTATTTTAGCTTTTACTTTTCTTATCTTACCATCTTGCAGACATGTATCTGTAATCCACACAAATGTATCATACATTTCTTCATATAATTCATACCATTCCGGCTTAGGAAATCTTAATGTGAATCTAATTTCGGTATCTTTTTCTAAGACATTAATATCATACGCCTCCGGCCACAGTTCTTTTATGCTGTCTTCATCTTCAGCATACGCTACCAATACAAATGAATTACTGGATTCTGCGCTACACCAATATGGATATTTTATAGGCCATTTGACTGGACGGTAATCATTGTCACAGTCATCCTTTCTAATGTAAAATCTTGCTCTAATCATGTTATTCTACTTTTTTGATTTCGCTCAAATCGTCTTCATACACCAAATAAGATCCTCTTCCAGGTCTTCCTTCTTTATTAGCTTTCTGGATTGTAAATATAACTGTTCCAGTATTCGTGATTTGCACGTTCTTAAAGAAACCAACAATAGGCTCTTTCGAACGTTTGTAAAGAACACTCACTTTATCTCCCTTCTTTAACCCATAAACAGAATCGAAATATTCCTTTTTAATTCTTTCAATATTACTTCTATGTTTGTTCATTGCATCAAACTCGTCGTCTAACAGTTGAATCATTTGTTCTTTTGTCATTTCTTTTCCTCCTTGTTTAAAGGCATTAACCCTTTTCCGTGTTTGTCATACCACAGCATAGTTATAACATTCCATGCAGCCGCAGCTAAATGGTGCACGTTCGTCTCTTTATCCATTCTCTCTCCTTTCAGGTATGCCATTATATGTCTGGCAGCCGCAGCACGGTACCGTTCAAAGCCATTGTCAAGATCCTGCCAAGTATTAGGACCATATTTCTTGGCTCCGGCATGATAGACTCTTACAATATCCTCAATTTCTTCCATCGGAAGCAAATCCCATCGTAGTTTATCATCAATGATGTCATTTTTCACTGATTTCCCTTCTTTTTCACTATTGCCTTTTTCTGAACTAACAGGTTCTAATAATTCTAATGGCATACAAGTCTTTCCCCCTTCATAATATATGACAGCCATAACATCTACATTATAGACATCTTCCGCCAACTCAACTATAGCTCCTCCAGGAACAATGTTATCTTTAAAAGAATAATCCTTTTTAACAAAAAGTAATTCTCCCTCTTTGAAAAGGATATTATTACTCTTCAGTATATATTCAATTGGTATATCGATTTCCATACGACCTTCATACGACAGCGTAGCCTCCTTATCTCCCTTTTTGATATCTTTTTCACACACAACCTTAAGTCCTTTTTGGGCTACTAATGTTTTATAAGCATGAACATCTTTGTTAATAACCACTCTTTCCCCCTTTGGGATAATAATATCATCCATCTTTTCCATTGTTTTATCGTCGTTTTAATTGTTTGATATAATAATATAGTCCATCATTTTTCTTTTGCAAAGCGATCAAATTCTTCTCCGCTCATAACAATGCGGTTAATGATAATTATGCCGTTATTGCTATAATCATCACTTTTAACTCCCATATCATCAAGCTCCTTCTCTAAGTCTTCAAATGTGGGACCTTTCTTGTCTTTAAAAAATAAAGTAGCATGTGCAACCTTTCCGTTGTTTAGTTTTACTCTCACGGTATAGACATATCCTTTTTCCTCTTCATCCTTTTTATTGACACCATCAAGGATGCTATTTATCATATCCTTGTCTTCACGTGATAGGTTGGATATAGCGATTCTGCCTTTCAACCTAAATATTTCGTTTTCTTTCATGACTTTCTGTTTTTGTTGTTTTCAAAATATTGTCTTACGACTTCTATAGCCTTATCATCATCAAAAGCCTCTTCAAACTCCGTATAGAACCTATCTCGTTCCATGCATAACGTGTTCTTCCCTTCTGGTATAGGACGGAATACAACCACCCTCTCTTTGTCGTGATTGGTTCCTATTATGTTATTATCTAAGATAATAGAATACCTTCTTGAACTCTTGTTGATAACAACATCATGTTGAAGACCATACAATTTAAGTATTTCCCTTAATTCATTTGTTTCCATTTATATTATTCCTTCCAAATTTACTTTAATAGAACCATTTATAGTTTTAATGCTCCCATCTATGGTTGAAATCACATCATCTAAATCATTTATAATACCTTCCATGTCATCAACCACCTCCTCCATATAAGTTACAGCCTGATCTGATTCCCAATATCTTTCTGAGTCTTGTAACGATTCAGGTATATTATCTCTCGCCTCAGTCTCTTCGTCTAAAATCATATCAACATCATCTTTGGCTGAATTTATGTTGTGCTTCAACTCTGACAACTTTGATTTGATGTATTCAAAATCCGTTTTATACTTATCTACGTTTTTAATAACACCCAATATTTTTTTTCTTCTCTTGTCGTTCATGCCTTTATTCTATTATAATATTCGATAATCTTTTCTTTTCTATCTCCTGGTTTTACTGCCATATTCTCAGCCAAGAACCTAAAATACGACACCGGTATGTCCTTGAATCTAATCCCTTCATATTTACCAAACCACATTATTATACTGTCAAGATCGTCTTCTCTCCTACCATCTCCATTCACAGATTTAAGCGAGGCTGCCCGGCGAAGGATCTCGTCTTTGGTAATAATATCACCCATCCTTATATTGGACAGAAGTTGATCTCCGGCAAACATACACCAGCCCTTAGAAGGAAATTGTTCGATTGTCAAGTCTTCTATCCGACCGAAACGCCTCATGTTGTCGCAGCAATCAACTATCAGCGCCTCTTTCTTGTCAGGATGGATGCGGACGGCGCGGCCTAATATTTGGTAATATGTTGAATATGAGAATGTTGGGCGACCAAACATCACACAATCAAGTTCAGGAAAATCAAATCCGGTAGCAAGCGTTGAATAATTAAAAACCACCTTCAACTTTCCTTCTTTGAAATCGGATATAATTTGCTCTCTTTTCTTTTTGGTTGTTAGCGATGTTACGACACCGGTTATGGCTCCCATCTTGGCATTCATGAACTCTGATATTCTATTACATGATTCAATAGAATCCATGCAAACCAAAATGGCTTTACGTTCGTTCATAAGTTGAAGAAGGCGCTTGTAGATAGAGTTGTTTAAGCCATTTCGTACAATACTTTCTTTAATAGATTCGTTGGTGTATTCAGCTCCGGTGCTGTTCAACATCAGAGCCGATTCATCAAAAGACCATCGTTCGTACTTAAGTGGACACCAAAACCCTTGAGAAGTTAATTCTTGTATTTGAGTCACATGAACTATTTTCTTGAAGAAATTATGCTCGTCTTTCGTCAGCATATTGAGCTTGCTGTAGTTTCCTTCCAGCATGGAACTGTAGGTTCGGAGGCGGCAGGGAGTGGCGGTGAAGCCCAGCACCTTCGCCTCTGGGAACCTGTTCATAAACTCCATAAATTCAGAACCTTCTTCAGGAGAATACCCGCTATGCACCTCATCTATCAATAATGTGTCTATCCCTATATCTTTCAACCTTGCTACGTCTTTCTTTATGCTTTTAAGTGTAGCATAAGTCATAGCCGATAACTCTTTTTTTTTACATGAAGCAGAATATATGGTAGGTTTAGAACCGAATGATACAGCCTTCGCATAATTCTGCTCCAGAATCTCTTTAGATGGCTGTAATACAAGGATAGGTCTTTTTAATTCATGAGCTATCTTGCTAATTATCAAAGACTTCCCCGCTGCACACGGCAAGACTTCTATGCCAGGCTTCTTAGATCTTCCTGTAAGGAACTTAAGCCCGGCATCTACTGCCTCTTTTTGGTAAGGTCTAAGTTCAAAGCCCATCGCAATCTATTTTACTGTTTTTTGAAAGTTCTATTATCGCCTCTTTCAACATCTCCCTTGCTTTATCTTCGTTATCTTCAAGCAAGCATACACTGCACGATATGCCCATACGATCCCCATAAGCCTCGGCATTACCTAATGTGAATGCGCAGCAGTAATCATAATCCATGTTTTTTGCTACGGCAATAAACTGATTATCTTCTATCAGTACAGCATATTCAGCATCAGTTTCACACATGATAATGGCTTTATCTTTTTTTATAGACAACACCTTGTTTCTGAAAAGTCCGTTATAAATCCATAGTTCTTTTCCTGTATTTTTATAAAACACAGCCATATCTTCCTTGATTGTGACTTCTTTTTTCATGACTTACTTGTGTTTAACATCAGTAATTAAAATGTATTTTTTAACAATATCTTCAAGACTCACAGAAGAACGTATATATGGTTTTTCTTCGTACTCATATAGAACGTACCCTTCTTTTATGTCTAATATCTTAATCACATGCTTGCCTCTTTCAAATGGATCCTCAAAGTAGTTCTTATGTTCGTATCTTTGACCTACTTTGATTTTGTCAGTTTTCTTCTTCATCTTATAACGATCTACTGCTCTACCTGTTTTTATGAAAGCTGTCGTGAGCAAGTATAATAAAACTAAATACAAAAGGATCGCTACTCCACATATTAGATCTTCTTTCATTGGACTCCCTTTAAGTAGTTAAACCATATATCCTCCAGCTTCTCCTGAAGTTCAAATGCTTTCTTGAAATTCCCACATCTTACAGCAACGTCTCTCATGTATTCTACGTTTATAACTTCCGGATCTTGCCGGTATTTTGTTCTTAACTTTTGAACGTCCTCGTATTTCATCGTTTTATCTTTTTAGACGGATCCCAATCCGAAGAGAAAGGGCATTCGTTTTTGTTATGTAATCCAAAGTCACAATAGTAACACAGTGCTGACGGGCAGGGTAGCTTGTTTTGCGGAACAGGCTGGCTTAGGGTGGCACGCCGCTTGCTATACCTGGCTCCTTCTGCTCCCTGGATGTATGCCTGAAATGTTTTTACACTATTATCTTCAAAATCATACATTTTAGACAAAGTGTCATTTAGCATCTCTATAGATTTTGTTTTACGTTCCTCATCCACCTTAACCTTTTGGTATTGTCTGGTCCTGGTAAAGAAATAGATGTTCATATCTGGCAGAACTCCACCATATTTTCTATAGATGTAAAACGAATATATAGGATGCTGTAAATTCGTTTCCAACTTCTTAGAATCAAAAACCTTATTACCTGATTTCCAATCTATGACATAATGGTGAACTACGTTCTTGCTTTTTATAGCCAGATGAAGGTCTACCGATCCTACTATGTACACATGAGTATGAATTACTCCATTTATGTTAACAGGCTTAGGAAGACGGTACGGCAGCACAAAATCTTCTTCGACTCCAACTATAGCGCCGTGTCTGATAAGTTTCTCGCAGGGATTAAGATCACTATCAGCTATCATAAACCTATTGCCGTCTTTTTTGAACAGATCCACAATCCAAGCAAGAAGCTCTCCAGATTGCTTCATGGCTATCATCATATTTTCCGGTGATTGCCAAGGTATGTCTTCTTGGTAAGCATAGTAACTTATAGCTTCCCCCAGGTCTTTGCCAGAAGGCTGTCTTCCGTTCTTGAAGAAGTATTCCAGTGTCTTATGAATAACCGTACCATAAGACGTAGCTTCTTGTTTTTCCGTAGACCTTTTGCCCTCCACGTAAGTTTTATACCATTTCATTGGACAAGTAAGAAACGTATCTATCTGGGAATAAGATATGGCAAGACGTTTCACACCATTAAACTCCTTATATAGCAAATGCGTTTCCGGGACCATCATAAGTCATTGTCTTTAAATCCTTCCGGGTAATATACGACATACTTCTTACCGTCTTCTGGTGTCATGGCAAACTGCATGTAGTTATTACGATTACGATGCTTGCCATCCAATCCTCGTTTCCAATACAGGATACCGTCTATATCCACATAAGATCGGCCGCGGTCGGCTCTAACCACGTCCGTGTGTAGCAGATACCCGTCGGAAGACACAATCCACACTTTATCCCCTTTGCTTAAATAAGATATTCTTTTTCTTACAACAACCCTTTTCTTATTATCCAATACAAATTCCTCGTCAGTCATACTCTTCATCCTCCTCTTCTTCTGTTTCAAAATCAATTCCATAATACTGATCATAATGCTTGGTCAGTTCTTCTGGTTCTAAATCTTGTCCAAAATCCATGTTAAAAATATCGTAATTAGTAAAGCACTGTTCCTGCCGGCAGGAAATCTATGAATGCTGCTTTTATTTCTTCAATTAGGCCCAAGTGTAACCATGGGCCATTGTATTTATTTTTTGTCATCTCCTTTTAGCTTCTTTAAAGTATCTGCAATCGGAAGCTGATCAATGACTCCCAATGCCGGAGCGACGGTCTTAACAACATTGTTAAGGAAATTACCGGTACTGTTCTGACCGCCGTCAAATACCGTGATATTTCCGAGGTTAATGTGCTCAAATGCCTTAACCTGTTCTCCAGCAATTTCTTTCCACTGATTAACCATCTTGTACTGGATGGCTATCTGAGGATTGGATTCTGCTGCTTCCACCATAGCCTTAAATCCCTCTGCTTCTGCCATCAACGACTTTTTCTTACCTTCGGCTTCTGCTTCCAACTTCATCTTAATAGCCTTTGCTTCGGCTTCTGCTTTTGCCAAATTGGCTGCTGCTTCAGCGGCAGCCCGGCGTTTAATCTTTTCTGCTTCAGCATCAGCTTGCAAAATAGCTTCTTGCTTCTGGGTTTCAGCCGGCACAATCTTTTCAGCTCGAAGCGCAGCTTGAACTTTCTCAGCCTTAGCCTCTTCCACTTCTTTATCAGCAAGCTCTTTTGCCGTTTTTACAGCCGCTTCCGACTTAACCCTCTCTTCTCCAGCCCTCTTTTCTGATTGAGCTTTGATAACCTGTAATTCTGATTCTGATATAGCAACCTCTTTCTGGGCATTGTTATAACCCACAGATGCGTTTTTCTCAGCTTCAGCTTTCTTGATCTGAGCTTCGGAATCTTGGATTGCTATAGCTGCTTGTTTATCAGCCTCAGCCTTATTCTTTCCGACTTCTTCCATTCTTTCAGCCTCAGCTTTGTTTACCTCAAGTTCTGCCTTAGATCTTGCGATCGCTGATTCCTTATCAGCCAAAGTCTTTGCAATAACCGCAGCCCTATCTCTATCGGCTTGAGCTACACCGATCTGTTTTTCTTTATCGGTTAAAGCCAAAGCTACTTCTTTTTCTTTCTTTGTTTCAGCTACTACCGTTTCCTTTTCTTTTTCAGTATAGGCAATTTGAATCTCTTGCTCTTTTTGGGTATTAGCTACAGCCGTTTCTTTTTCCTTTTGCTGTACAGCAATCTTAATAGCACCCAGCTTTTCCTGTTCTTCGATATTAGCCTGTGCTTCGTTCAGGGCCTTACTTTCAGCTTCTTTGCCAAGATTCATGATATAGCCGGCTTCGTCTCTGATGTCACTGATGTTGATATTTAGGAGGTAAAGGCCTAACTTATTAAGTTCGTTATCAATGTTTTTTCTTGCCTTATCCAAAAACTCATCCCTGTCAGAATTAAGTTTTTCAATCGTCATTTCAGCAATGATCAAACGCATTTGGCCATAAACGATATCCGTAATAAGATTTTCAGTAGATTCAGTATCCATCCCCAAAAGCCTTTCTGCTGCATTCTGCATAATTTCAGGATTTGTGCTGATTGCTACTGTAATAGTAGTAGGTACATCCACTCTGATATTTTGAGACGACAAAGCACCGGTGAGCCTACAATCTATTTGCATAGGCTCCATAGACAAAATATCATAGCTTTGAATAATAGGCAAGACGAATGCCGCTCCACCATGATATAATTTCGCCGATTTCTTTTCCCCACCTGTCTTACCATAAACGACCAAGACTTGATTAGGTTTACATCTACGATACCTTGATAAGACTCCGATGATTGTCAAAATAATCACTACAGCTAAAATAGCTGACACGTATATGATTGTTGTCATAACTTTTAAAATTTAATTGTTGATAAAAAAATTAGATACTTAATTCTCCTTCTTCGTATTTTATATTCACCTTGTCACCGTTTTTGTAATTTTTTCCAGACAAGCACCTCACTCTCATCTGTTCCTGTCTTCCATTTTTAGAAATATTTACCATATAATGATTCTTACCTGATCTAAATGCTATCTCCACCTCTCTGCCATTTAAATCTTCCGGACATTCGTACACCATTTCTTGTTTTAACTTAAGAAGTAACTTATATACGTAAAACAAAACGATAAAGAAAAATGACCCTATTACGGCCCCTACTAAATGGGAACCCGAAAAGTATGTGGTCCAGCTATATCCAAGAATAAAATGTGTTATGCCCTTGAATGATATGATGTCCGACAAAGACATGCTTAAATCAGAAGCGCTGTTAATGTCAATATCCGTATCCAGATCAGATCCTAATATCGACAACAAAAACTGTATAACAAAAGCAAATGACGCTATTAAAGCCATGCATAAAATTATATCACTTCCCATATCCTTCTGTTATTATTTTGTAAACAAGATCAGTCATTTCTTTGATGGATTCTGTATAATAATCAATAATAACAATATTGAATTTTTGTTCCACCATCACATCAAGCTCAACTTTATCAATAGAATCTAATCCAAGTTCTTCAAACGACACATCTTCTTCATGAATCATATCCATTTCCGAATGAAGAAACTGAGTAATAATCGTATCCTCTATGATCTTTCTGATTTCTACTTTTTCCATTGCTTTCTAATTTTATTAAATAAATACGTTTTTATGTTTTTCAACCTCTCTTTGTCTGTTTCCGAACTTCCGGTAAACAAATAATCCGGATTTCCTTTAGCCGGCGGCGTAGGCAATTTAGATACGGCAAACAACCAATCCATTTCCTTATTCTTCTTAGACTCCAAATAAGGCTCGGTAGCGATCTTAAATTTTTCAGCTATTAAGTCAAAGAGCTTTGAGTTTTTAAGGTTCATATGGACTGAAAAAGCCTGAGAAGGCGGTTTCCATATGAAGTTACATAAGCTCATTGTGTAATCTCCTGACTCTGCTATATAAGATTCTGTTACCTGAAGTATGACCTCTTTCTTAAATGAGGTGTTACCCATAAACCAACACAATCTGGATTCCGCTTCTTTTCTGCTGACACCTATGTCTTTTGAATATGATTCGTACATTCCTATCATAATCTTCAACGTTTCCAGAACCTCGTCCGTCATTTCCGGTGTCTCTATATAATTCACAAAAGACGTTCCTTTGTTGGTTAATCTCATCACGCCTGATTTTAATTTCTCAACCAGGCCAAGCTCTATATACCTCCCAGCATCTTCTTCCGGCATGGCTTCGATCATAACCGAATCCTTCTGTCTTATGGCAAGAAGATTAGCGAGATCATTAGGAGTCATGTCTGATGCTGCAAGTTGTCTGAAATTGATGTACATGCCTAATCAGCTTTAATAAAAATAACATCCTTGTTATCCTCCCTCTCCGTGTGATTACACGGACCTGCAACCACACCCACTGCCCCGCATGTAAAGTAATTAAATATACATCCTTCACATCCTGCATCTGGTGCCGTAGGTTCCACGCATTTTAATCTCACAAGTCCGGCATCAAACACTTCTCCTATTTTAAATTCCTTCTTTTCCATATTTCCTCCTTGTTTTTAACTGTTGTATCCTTCTTTGATAATCGAATTTCTACCGGTAGATACCGACTGTCGAAGATCGTCATGTACAGAATCTACCGTAGAATACTTGTTTCTGGTTGTAAAAATCACTTCCAGCATCTCCTTGTAATCACCTAAAGCCACTTCGTATCTTGGATCCACTTTGGCTTTTCTTTCAGCCTCGGCATTACTTTTAGCCAGCTCTCGGTCGAGAAGATCTTCTTTGATTCGGTCAGCAATCATATCAAGCTCTTTTTTGATTACTTCGCCGGCTGCCCGAAGTTGACCTTCTACGTCACCAAGCTGATCTTGGACGGTTCCTATTTCTTTCTTTAAACGATCGTATTCGTTAATCATACCCATATCACCTGCATAGCCGGAAAAGTCCTTGATTATTCTGGTTCCTTCTTTAAGGAGCTCAATAACTCGTCTTTTGCGTTCTCTGCTTATTAAAGACGGAAGACGATAATTCATATCCGCCACCGCCTTGTCGTGTATGGAGTTGATTAAAAACATCTCTCTTTCATCCCCTGCGAACTCAGTAAGAACCAAAAGGAACTTACTTATCAGGTATTCGTTTTCTTCTACGGTAAGTCTCATACGTTTCTTTTTTTAATATACTGACTGTTCTTCCTTTACCTCTTGTTCTTGATCTTGATTGTTCGTAACGTCTTCCACAGTATAGAGCTTGGGCGGCGTCGGCGGCTGGTTGGGGTTCACGAACTTCGTCCCTCCCTCCCCGTACATCCATCCATGCCCCGGCAGGATCTCTGGGTGGATTGTATTAGTAAGCTCTTCCATACTAACTTGCCTTACCTTCAGTATATGATGAAACACCAGTCCGGCTGTCCTGAATGATGTTTTGTTTTCAGTTTTAAACCGGTTAAGAGTCTGATACCAGTCTTTCCCAAATATCATATACTTATCCAGTCCGTATCTGCGAGGATTATGCAAGCCTATCATTAACGTACATAGTTGCCCCAGCGTATCAGACTGATAAAAGTCAGAAAGACGGGGAGGCTGCTCTTGAGGGCTTTTTATCCTTCCTTCTATCTCTCTGTTGAATTGGGATATGATGAGGAAAAATATGTTTTTATACACTAATTTGGCTTCGTTCATAACCGCCACCAAATCATCTATAGCCGACTTAGGATCTAACCCCATTCTTTTTATCAAAGCAATATGATCGACTTTAAATATTATAAGACGTTTGTCCTTGTGTCTGGTAGCTATATGATACACAGCCGCCTCAAACTCTTTTACCGTACACGGAGCGTCGATGTATATTATATTATTTCTGATTTCACCTTGAAGGATTTCAAACATCCTCATCTCTTCTACTGTATTAGAATCTTGCCTTCTTAATATTTCAGGAGCCCGCTTTTTCATATCCTGGCTCATTCTGCGAAGAAGAAGATCTTGAGGATTCATTTCGAACTCGCAATTGACAAGAAAATAATCTTCTGCTTGCGGGTTAATCATCGGATTCATCACATTTTCCAATATCTTTTGAGCCACATACGATTTACCTACAGATGGCCGGGCTCCTATGGCAATAGCATGCTGAGGGAAAATGCCTCCAAGCAAAGCCTCGTCAATATAATCGTATCCGGTTTTAGCGGGGATAAGTTCTCCCCGCCTGTATTTTAAGATATTCTCATACGCCTCTTCCATAACCTGTTTAGAGGTCTTGAATATCCTTCTTATATCTATCCTATTTGCTATCTCCTCTTGCATTTTTGTCACCTTTCGTATCCGACTTGGATCCCCTATTAGCTTTTACTGATTTATACCTAAGACCGTTCTTGGTATGAGAACAATCCTTGCCTTTCCTCCAGCCCTTGCCCTTCTTCTTGTCCGTTTCGTAGTTTTTACGACCAAGTTCCCGGCGTTTGGCTTTCTGTTCCGGTCTGGCATTTATCTCCTTGTCTTTTTTAGCCTTTTTCTTCCTAGCTTCGGGATGAGTCCTGTAGTACTCTGTCGATCTACCCATGTGCTTATATTTTTTTTGATTAATAATAGCACAAAGATAGGCAATTCGCGCCCTATTTCAACCTGCCGTAGCTCATATCAGGATCACACCAAACATATCCGTCTTTCTCATCATGAAGATACTCAGGACATCCCCTGCATGCACTACTCCCTGACACTATTTGATTATTCTTATTAGGACACTTATCTCCAGGTTTATGCCATTCTATCCTCGAACCTGATCGTTCTTTATTTATATGACAGAACTGAAAGACTTTCCCCATCGTCTTCTCACCGAACATGCCTATATGCGTATATTCTTCCGGTATAGAGAGAAATTCTGATAAATCTTTATACATCCTTTCCTGTTCTTCCGGCGTAGACCACAGTCTGTCAAGTTCGGCATGGACTCTTATTTTAAGAGACCTTAGTGATGGGCCCGCAAGCCGGCCTTTAGCTTTTCCCTTATTCGGCCCTGATTCATGAACACCGACATAAGCGTTGCATGGTTTACACATCATAACCATCCCTAAGCCTTTTCTGCTATATATTTTATCGGCATTGACCAACTCTGTTTCTCTTCCGCAATAAGGGCAAATTTCGCCTCTTAAAATCCGTTGTTGCCGCACATTGAGTTCCATACTCTATCCTTTTGTTTCTCTTTAAACTTTTCATACAAACTGCTTTCAGTTTCCATTTCCGAGATCTCCACCTCTACGTCCTCTCTTTTGAAAATTACTTTCTTGGCTGTAGGATACGCACATTTAGAGATACGAATAGCATTACGAATAGCATAAACAAAATACGTTTCTGGTGATGATTCGATCACCACTACCTCGTTTAAAGTGTTTTTATAATTTTCCATGTTATCTACTTGCTTCAATTACATACCCTGGATTATCTTCACATGCCTCTTTGTATTCGATAAGAAACTTAAGAAATGAATCATAAGACCCCCATCCATTTTCTGGTTCGTATCTCAAAAGACTCTTTCTCTTGGATATCATAATATATATACCTTTTGTGAGTATCTTCGCCATCTCTTTGGTATCTATTTCCCTACCCAATTCTTCCGGTCTCCAAACATAATCGTACAGCGTTTCTTTATTTTCTGATACGAATATTTTTTGTGCCATCTTGTTCATGTTGTGGGTGATGTTTGTAACCCATTTACGATCCTCTTCTTTCTTCTTGCTCTTAATATAAACGTCCAGGCTCATAATATTTTTCTTTTACTTTATTATTAATTATCAAATCTGCCACATCATCTCCGTCTCCTACATTTTCAACATTTTGAAGATAGTCCGATACTTTTATCCTTGACTTCATCATCATCCCATCTATCTTTTTACTCCATGTGTCAAATGCTTGTCCTTTGTCCGGAAAAGCTACAGTCTTTCTATCTTTTAAAACATCTATCACTTCCGGTCTTAAATTCTGCAACCCACCGGTAGCTACAAACAACTCATCTGGTTTATTCACGGCGCATATAATAGCCGTCTTTTCTGACTCCACCAAATTAACTACCTTATCCGGATACTGGCTTAGAAGATGTTCTCCAAACAGGCATTGTCTAAACAAGAAGTCTCTTGCATGCAACGAGTGATAAAACATGACATGAGGTCGCTCATTGTCACCGTCTTTTTCCTTCACTCTTTTTACATCAATCTCATTCCCCTGGCTGTCGGTCTTTATGTAAAAATCCATAATCTTGCCGGTTCTACATACAAAGTCCTTATCTATCTGCCAGAATATACAACACCCCTTCCATCCCCATAAGTCCATTGTTCCGACATGATACCTTCTGAACACATCAGATACCCTTTCTTTCCCCCATAGAGACGATAAAAATCTAAATACGGTGTTTCTATCGTCTGGAACTACAGTCCTCTCAAACTCGCTAAAAGGTATGTAATTTACAACGTCAGGATTTACAGGAGGACGATAAGCTCTTATGCATTTATTTCCTGAAATCCAAAGATCTTTGTCTCCTACATCCTTACCAGTTGGTCGTTTATCATAACCACATGTCCGTTCATGATCGCATCTTCCAAACTCATTGCCAACAACCTGACCTGTTGCCACATCAATATAAGGGGTGAGGCACCGGCTTTTCCCACAAGCTGGGCAGGTTAGCTTCAGCCGGCTCCTGCCAGGCCTGCGGTCAAGTTGAAACCGAGGTACGTTTTCGTATTTTCTGAAATCAAGCATTTTTAACTCCTCTCATTGCTTCTATGATTCTATCTGCTATAGTTATAGACCATGACACCACATCTGGTATATATACCCCGCAATCTATCTCTCCTTTTCTATCTTGCATTTTGATAAACTCAATAGAATAGGCTTTAACAAGATCGAATCTACGTTGTTCCCAATCTACGTCTTTGTTTTCATCATCCACAGGAAGGGTATCGAGATAATAATTTAAACTCCCATTTATCACACTTCCATTACTATCATAGAACTGTATTTTGTCATAATCACTCCTTATAGTTGAACCGCTAAAGGTAATTACGTCTATTATCTCTCCTGTTCTCCTAATCTTTCTTCTCATACCCTTCTTGTATTTCTGGCCAGTATAGGCATTATCATTTTAACGGTCTTGCCATATTTCTCATAAGATACGAGTATGTATATTGCATACTTATCTCCTATTTTCAAATCTTCCGATAATCTTAATCTTGAACCCCTTTTGATGTTAATAAAACAATAACCAAAAGGATTGATATGTATCGGTTTTACGATTTCCACATAATCTCCTTTAGGAATAACAATATCGCTCATATTATGAATCTTTTAGACATTTCCTCAGCAATATCATATACAACAATATGATCCTCTTCATTGTACGGCTTGTTGATATTCAATACTCCTTTTCTCACTTTAAACCTCTTGTCTTTTCTAATGTGATTCAACATCCCTTGCTGGAACACGCAGTCCGCTTTCTCCATAGCAGCATTTTTATCAGACCATTCTTTTAGCGTATAACCTTTACTGTTTGTGCTTTTTGGAGAAAAATTCATAATACGCGCGTCAATTCCGTACCAGTTTTTAACCATTCTTCTTTCAGCCTCCAATTGAAAAGCGTGTTCATTTCGTATGTCACCTGATTTAAAGTCTAAGATAACAATCTCTTCTTTCTCCACCTCTCTTACCTCCTTCTTCGGATCACCTTTTTTGAACTGCCCTGTAGCCCTTTGATACACGGCTCCAAAATAACCTTCTTCTTTGTATTTGAATGTCATTTTAACCATCGCATCTATTGGCGTAGCTACCAAATAGTCTTCTAATGACAATATTCTTTCAATCATCATCGGCTTAACCTTATACTCCGAACAAAATTTGGCAAATTTCATAACTCTGACAATCATATCGTCAAGGTCATCTATACTACCAAAAAATTTGTCAAGATTCTTTTTCGATATCTTAAGCTTGCCTTCTTGTACAGTTTTAACTATAAAACTTCTATTTAAGACCATATCTCTGCCAGTTAAATACAATCCGTATAAGTAGTGCATGATCGTTCCTTTATCTGCATCATATTCTGATACTTCTTCTGGATTACGACCAATCATCCTCATCTCCTGTCTCCATTCTTGAAGAGCCGTCTTGTCATCTACGAATCCGTCTCTAATCATGGTTGTTACCGAAGCATATATCTTGGCTGCCCCATCATCCATCTTCCTTACATAAAAACGATTACCGTCTAATGTCAATCTTACAAATTTGGGTGTCTCAATCTTCTTCAACTCATCACAGATATAAAACGGCTCTAACGTTTCCTGGTTTTCTGTAAACGGATTCGAGTCTTCTTCTCCAGGGTTAGGATCGGCTTCCTCCGCCGGAGCTTCCGGTTCCTCCTTCTGGGCCTGCTCTGGCTCAGAAGCCGGCTCTTCAACTACTGGAACCTGTCCGCCTCTTTCTGCTATGTCTCTGTTCTTTATTAAAGACATAGCTTCCTTTTTTAATTGCTCCGGTGTTTGATTAGGATCTGATACTGACATCACAACATCGTTCATTCTAAACAACGTATTTCCTTCTCCTTCCACCATAGGTACAAACCCTAAATCTATTAATATTTTAATCTTTTCTTCTATCATACCTATCAATTATTTCAATAATCAACCTACCTCTTTCCTTGATCATTCCTCTGCTTTCCATATCCAGTACCTTCTTTACCGCATACTTCCACACAAAAGGAAATTCTGTTTCAAGTTTATCAAATTCCATCCGGTCAAGATACATGTCGAATACCGTATGCTCCGATTCATGAAGGAAAACTATATTATCCCTGCAAGTAGCAACCGACTTATATATCCTTTTCGGAAGTATGTGACAGACGTTACATACTGTAGGAAAATGAATAGCTTTACCAGTCATAGACATTCGAATAGTACTCAACTCCTCCAACATAAGACGAAAAAACCCGGATAAATCCGGGTTCTCTAACTTTTTCTTCTTGCTGCTGTTTTTAATGGATGTAATTCTGTCTTTTTTCTTCGGATTCAACTCTTTGCTCCTGCAAGCCTGGCATAAACCATGACTTCTTATCATTACTTTTCGTCCGCATTTTTCGCAGATGTACAATTTCTTTTCCACTTTTTATATTTCGATACAAGTGATATAGTTGAAAAAGATACTGCCGTTAAAGATAACGTATATGGTAAGTTCATTAACCATCTTGGTACCTCTTCTGTCTTAATCACTATCAGTAAAGTAGCACCTGCTACTACCAATAATACAATTGCTATCGCAAGTGCTACACGGGAAACAACATCACTCATTAGTTTTCTTTTCTCCCAATTTTTCTACACCTTTTTGCAGATCGTATTTAAATATTTCAATGATTTTCGTTTCTGCAATAGACTCACAATTCCAGTCGCCCAACGTACCTTTCATCCCTTTAGTTAACACAGCCTCAGCATCTTTCGGATTGCCGGCCTGGACATACATATAGCATGGCGTTTTCTTTTCTTTACCTTTCTTTTCATCCAGTGTAATGTAATTTACCTTACACTTATACCAGTACTCAGCTTCTCCGTTGAAGAAAATTTCCGACACTTTAATAGGATTGATCTTGACAACATCAAACACCTTATACAACCCCTTTAGGATTTCATAAGATCTTGACTCTGCCTCTGTGTAAGATAAGGCATCTACCAAATACTTTTCATTTACTTTCTTTTTTTTGCCGTTCTCGATATTGTCAATCTCGGCTTTTACCGTAATTTCAAACCAGCGATTCATGTTATTAATATTTAATTAGTTGACTTCTTTTTATCTATATTATTTTTAAGTCTGGCAGAGCACCACTGCAAAACATCCATCATCATCATCTCATTATTAGATAAGATGCCTTTTATAACTAAGGCCAATTGATGCTGTGACATTCGTTGGCTCATATCAAACCTTCTTTCCTCTTCATTTACTATCGTAGCCACGAAATACTTACACCCCTCCAAATGCGTCAGGGCTTCAGTCATAGCTTCTTTTATTTCCTTTTCTTCCATCTTGTTTGTTTTTTGGACAAAGATATATCTTTTAATAATAAAAAAGATTTTAAATAACTTAATTTAGCTTATTTTTTTTACTCTTCTGGCTCAACTGGTATGGACATGTTGAACTTTTTCCTGATAAATACCTCTGTTTCTTCATTGAATGGATAGGCCTCCTTAATGAAATTCATAGCCACCTCCATGTCGCCATCTGCTATATCCTTATACCTCTCAAAGATGCCAACCATGTCGTTGTTATATGAACGCTCTTGTTTTATATTGTACACGTATTTCAATACCCTATCTTTGATTTCATTGGCTTTTTTCACGGTGTCATTGAAGGTATTTATACTTGTCAATTCAGGGTTTTTATTTTTCTCATCTATCTTATCAAACTCTTTCTCGCTATATCCTGTTTCTCCTTTAACAGCCGGGCAAACACCCTCCTTTATGATCCAAAACCGTTCATACGATCCTGTTAGATACTTTGATTCTGTTTTAAATGCATTATACTTGACAAGCAAATTAGCCACCTCAGTTGCACCTTCTATGGTTCTAAAACCGATGCCGATATCTTTTAACATAAATACTGGAACTCCCGTTCTTGGATACGCGACTTCTTTTTCGTCCTTTATATTCCAGTTTTTAGCTTCAATTGGAATACCTTTATTAGCAAGCTCTTTGTCTATATACAGACTTATGTCTTCGTCTGTCAATGCCGTAATCTCATCTCTGCTTAAATCAAAAATTGTTTTCATTTTTCTTTATTTATTAAATTAAACAACTTACTTCTTTGTTCAGGCTCCGTATATTCTACCCATATATCGGCTGCCACATTTCTAAGAAATTCCATAAAGTCTTGATGATCCCTATATTCAACAGAATCGACTTTTCTCACAAAACTTAGAATTTCCTTTAACATTTTATTGTTTTCTTCAAGAAGTTCTCTGTCAGTCATAACCTTTCAAATTTTCTTCTTAAGGTGTTGACGCTTCACAGCTCCGACTACCGCCGACAACTCCACGTCCCCTTCCATTGTTACCCGAAAGATCTTCTTCTGTTAAAGAAAAAGACATAGTTAACGTAGGGGTATCCTTAAAATACCAATCACATAATTCTTTTAACTCTTTACGTTCATCCTCGTTTTTACATTTATGGATGGTAAGGTAATTCATTCTTTCCTCTTTTTCTTTGTCTGTTAAATCTTTTTTCATAACTCTAACTTTAAAAAATGAATATTATTACCAATCTCCGCCATCATTTGGTATTCCATCAATGATGGTTATACTATTTTCAATGTTACTGCCTCCATATTGCGTAAATTCCGGTGTAGGATTATAGTTTGTATCTCCATGCATCATTACATGTAATGTTCCGCTTGCTGAATATATCCACAATCGTTTTCCATCTTTCTTCCATTTTTTGGCAAGCCTCTTAAATGAATCAATTAGCTTGCATTCTTCTTCCGTGCATTCTATTCCGGCTTTTGTTCTGTATTTGCTCATATCTCTTTATATTATTTTAGGTATATAATTACCTTACTAATTCATTCTACGTCAAAAAGTTGATCTAGCACCAACAATTCCGCATTCATATCTTCATCTTTCGGAAAACGAACTTTTATATTTCCGAACTTAGATGTCTTAAACAAGATGTAGGGGTTCATGTCTTCGGCAGTCACCGGCTTATATTCCTTAACTTCCGACATCTTGAGATACCAGTCGCCTATTTCCACAAACCCGGAGAAGACAGAGCACAGATGTGCTTTCACGGACAGTATTTCTCTTTTATCTTTAAGGGGTATAATTTCCTCCTTCCCTCTTATCCTGATTGACAGGAAAGGACGAATGTTATCTGTTTCATTTTGAAACTTGAAGCCTGTTACGGCTTGTTTTGGGATTCTTCTTCCCATTAATATAAAATAGCTCATTGTTATAAGTGATTTTGTTTTATTATTATTTAACCAACAAAACCACCATACTTTAGAAGGTGGATGAATTGGTTTGATTAATTTTGAATCAAAATTACAGATAAAAATGATTTCATACAAATACAACATCTATCATTCGAAGAAAACGAAGTATCTTGTCAAGATACTTCGTGAATGTTGTTTTGTGTGGAATCATGCTTTAGCTCTACAACGTAGGTATTACAAACTGTTTGGAAAATATATCTCAGTTGATAAAATGAAGAAACATTTTACCAAAAGAATTAAAAGAAATCTTCTTCATTCTCAAACAACACAAGAAATACTTGAACGTCTTGATGAATCTTATAATCGTTTCTTTAAGAAGTTAGCTAAACGACCTCCTAAGTTTAAATCACCGGAGAAATTCAATTCTTTTGTTTTCAAACAAGGTGGTTTTACCCTGAATGGTAATTGTTTAACAATTAACAAAGGGAAGAAACGATTTAGATTTTCATACAGTAGAGTCTACGAAGGTAATGTTAAACAAATTAGAATAGTTAGAGAAACCTGTTCCCGCTTTAGTTTGATTATAGTTACAGATCATAATCCTTCAAACTCTTATAGAAAGACACATGATGGTGCATCTATCGGATTGGATTTTGGCCTGAAAACTTATCTAACTAAAAGTGATGGTAGCAAAATCGATTCTCCATTATTCCTCAAACAATATCAAAACAAGATTAGAAAACTAAACAAACGGCTTTCTAATGCAAAGAAAGGATCCAACAATAGAAGAAGGAGACTGTTTGAACTACAACAAGCGTATCGTAAAATAAACAATCTTCGATCAGACTTTCAATGGAAATTAGCTCATGATTTGTGTAAACAATATGATTATATTTTTATTGAAGATCTAAACATTGAAGGAATGAAACGTTTGTGGGGAAAGAAAGTTTCTGATCTCAGTCATTCCTCTTTTATTGATAAACTAATGTATGTTGCTTCAAAGTATGGAGTGACTATACACAAGATTGATAAATGGTATCCTTCTTCCAAAACTTGTGAATGTGGCTGCATTAATAAAGGTCTGTCGTTACGCGACCGCACGTGGGTATGCCCGTCGTGCGGCGCGGTCAACGACCGTGATGTTCTTGCAGCCCGTAATATACTTCGGAAGGGCATTTCCGAATTGGAGAGTATGGGTAATTCCAGCGGTAGAAATACCGGGGTTCCATACGTTTGTATCCAAGAATCCCATTTGCTTTAGCTATGGGAGTATGTCAAACCTCTTGGGTTGAAATCTTCATCTATCCAACTTGGGTGATAGGCCAACACTTCTTCTCCCTCTGGAGGTTTTTCCTCTTTGAATTTCTTCCAGTTCATCTCACCTTTAATTAGTTAGACACAAATGTACAAGTTTTATTAAGATACCCTTCTGTCATCTCTATGAAATTCACACAATCTAATTTACTTAATTTGTAAATCAATGCCGGATTGTGTATTATGGCTATAATTTGTGTTTGTGGTTTATGAAATGACAATACATTGTGAATCTGCATTATGTTGTCAATGTCAAGGTTCCTGTCTGGCTCATCCATGAGAACCGTGTACTCAAAACTGCTTTCTGTTAATGTTATGCAGTTCCTTCTATAATACTTCAACAGGTTGTCAATTCTTTTAATCCAAAACGCATTTGATTTTTTCTTGTATTCTGCAAGATCTTGCATTGGAAACGCATAATCCTTTTGGTTGAACATTAAATTGAAAAGCGATTCCAGTGATAACACCACTTTTTCCCCATAAGATTTTTGAATACTATTCGCATACAAATCGAAATTGCTGATGTTTTTTAATACACTATCTCGATTTGTCTCCGTTGACGGCAATAAACGGAATACTTTCCCTATATAATCGGATGATATATCAATCCCATCAAGAACCTTGTCATCATCATCAAATATAGGTGGAAAATCCAGCGCCTCATCCGGCATTTCAGAGCACATGGACTTATCACATAACGCATACATTGATATGATGTTAAGTAAAGTTGATTTTCCACTACCGTTTTTCCCTATAATCACATTCACTCCTGGCTTGAAAATAAATTCTCTGCCATTTTCAAACGCCTCTATGTCAGAAACATATTCAAATGGAGTTTTTGTGTTGTCTTTTATTTTTACTGATGTTATCATATGTAATCCTTTTTAAAAATCAATTACCGCCCGAACCCTGCCACTGCCGTACTTGCTGTAGCTGCCCGTGTCGCCAATGAAGAAGTACACGTACCACGCGTTGTACTGACTGCTCTCAGTACTGGACCAAAACCACTCCGAGGCTAACGGTTCTGCGCCTATGTATTTAAGCGCATCGTTTATACTGTCTTTGTAATGCGCCATTAGATTGAGCTGTCTCAACGAAGGGATGTATTCGCCATCTTTCAGTAGATTTCTCAATTTTGGATTTCTGACTACAAGGCGTTCCGTATTGCCGCGTCCATTAATGTCAAACAGCGCATCACATTCACGTTCGTAATACGTCTCACTTCCGGATTCTTTACGGCTATCATCGTCAAGCAATTGTACTCTATCATGCTCCGTCAGCGAGATAGCAAACGATACGTCTTTGTGTTTTAATCCGATATAACGCACATTCTTTTTGAAATTCTCTCTAGTAAACGGCTCAGCGTGTCCGTTTCCGTAGATTAGATACAAACCATCTTTTCTTGATGGTACTCTATTTTCACATGCGCATCTTTCATTTTTGGGACTTACAATTATGTTCAACTCATTCGACACATGATCTTTTATAACCTCCTTACATATTCTTCTTACAAAATCAGAATCTCTTTGTTTAAGTTCGTCGTTAACCATACATCTGATCCAATACTCTATTTGATTGTTATTCCCATATGTATTATTCATACACTGTTTTACAAGTTTTTTCAATAATGGTTCTATGTTTTTGATTATGTCTTCTTTTGTAATGTGAAGCTCATTTAATATGAAGTTTCTTATTATTTTGTATTCTTTACTTGCATTCATAATATTCTATTATTTTTCAATTAATCCCATCCTCCATCAACATACAAAGATACGTCTTCCTCTTCTATATTCACACCCTTAAGAGCTTGCAGAAGCTTTTTCTTTGTCTCCCTACACATGTTGTAACCATATCCCTTATACTTATATGACCTTTCCCATGTACTCACTGGGAAAGGAATATTTTCGTCAATAACCAGCCTCTTCATATGAAGATGTTCGAAGAATTTCTCATGGTAGAGAAGTTTATACTCGTATCCTACTACATCAGTAGATGAGAATGGAAAATAATCATCTTCCTTCTCTTCGTATTTAGGCTCCTTATAGTAAGCCATTTTTGCCACAGTAAAGTCAAAGCTCCTAAGAATCTCTTCTGGTTTACCGAACTCTGACTCTATAAACTCTACCCATACTTTTTCTCCCTCTTTCTGGAACGCACAGACCTTCTCATTCTTGTACTTAAATTTCCATCCTTCTTTTTGGTGTTTTTTATCATTGAACAAATCGACAGCTTCCTGGAAATCGCTTTCGCTTTCAAAGAAAATATCAATGTCTTTTACTCTTTCTCCAAAAAGGATATTCTTAAAACATCCACCAGCTATAAATCCTTTATGACCTTCCATGTATTTGTCAAGCCATCTTATTTGCCAGAAGTTATCAGGAGTATCTATTACAAAATTGTTCATGTCATTTATGTTTTTCTGTTACCAGGCGAGATAAAAATCCCGCTTCACAATAATACAGTGAGTGTAATTACTCAGATCAATTCCATTATTCGTAAATGTATCCAGGACCCGTTTTTCCACGTGTTTGAGTTTTACTATTATCCCCTTCTTAAACACTTCTATTAACTTCTCATTGCACTCAATAGGTCCAATAAGACAGTATCTATTCGAAGGACTGTCTGATATACAATATGTCTGACATCCCAACATGTTACTTAAAATATTCTCATACATATTTTTATGATTTTAATATAGTGTCTACAAACTCCGTTATTTTATCAACAGATTCCTTTGACAAGGTATATCTTCTCCAATCCCATCTAAAATGCGCCTTTGGTAGATTTTTGGTAGAATATTTTTCATTTCCATCTTTATTAGTCCATTTATAATTATCATCCGGATCTGCGACTTTTAAGCCTGATTTAGGTCCGTTACGAAAGCTATATAGCATTCTTATAACTGATTCAAAGTCGCTATGTATCTCGAATAACATGTGATACACTTTGTTTATTAAAGCTCGGTCTTCTGACTTCAGATCTTCCCCGATCAATTCTCTAACGCTCCAATCCTTCAGTTCTGAATAACTTATAAAATTGAGCTTCCCAGGCTTCATAATAAGACCATCCCTTGATAATGCAAGTTCCAAGTCTTTCACAAATGATTCTTTCAGTTTCTTTTGTCCTAATAGAGCGGTGTATTTACTTACCATGTTCATCACCCAAAGTTTTTCAATATTGTTCCAAATGAATCGTATTTGATTCCTAATATATCATGTGGTCGGTTAGAGCCACATTCGCCAACTCTTTCGCCGGACCCGCACTCGCATAAGTCGATCCCCTAATGGTTGACGCAGTGGTTGCAGCAGCAGGACTGGTGAAGCCATGTGGCATCACCAGCATCCAAATCCAATCTTTCAATTGGATTTTCCATATCTTTTCGTTTTTAATTGTTATAAAATAGGATGGGTTACTTACGCCCATCCCAGTTGTTTTGCAATACTTTCCATCTCGCTATACGCAATACGATGACATCCAGCAGTCAGCATATCGTTTTCATAACGATTGAACGCCCATCTGTGACCGGTTACATCCAGTGCCAAATCGTGCTGGAACTGACCGCCATTATGGAAGACCTTATTCCAAGATTGAAAAGCATATACTTGAAATACACCTTATCTTCATAGGCTTTATATAATTCTATGCATTCTTGTTCTGATATACGCAAATACTTCATTGCCACAGACATACCACTTCTTTTAACGTGATATATTCCATTTTCTACCGGATACAGAGGAGCACCATAATGATTACAACAATGCAACGGTATGAATTTAGCTAATTCCGGGCAGTGTTTTATAATCACATCGTGATAGCAACCACTCAAGTATTCTTCGTATATTCCATATTTGTTTTTCCATCTAATATCGGCTATTATACTCCAGTCGCATATATTGTTATGACAATCGTCGTTCAACGATACTGTGGTTCGTATTCTATATTCGTTTCCGTTTTCTGTAAAGAATTTTGTACTTGAATAAATTAGTTTGTTTGCAGTTTCCATATTATTTTAGTTTAATCATTATACTTGTGAAAAATAAAATCGGCACAATTTCCCGCTATATTATTAGCGTCATTGCACCGATAAAATCCTTCTGTTTCCCAGTCTACATCTACGGGATATCCTTCTGCTTGTTTCAAGAAATTATTAATTTCCTTTTCTTCTTCATCCGATAAACCAGTATAATCACCATTTATCAGAGCACAAGCCCAATAAGCCGGAAGCCTGTATTTTATTATCTCTATACTCATAACTTCATTAGTTTACAATGACAATCTTCAAATACAGGGACCAAACCCTGCTCTCTGAAATATGCGGTCGCTATTTTAAAAACGTACAAGGCAGGTCTTTCCTGGATATTTTGTTGTGTTTTATAAAAAGATATTGGTTGGCAAACATAGAATTTCTCATTACCAAGACATCCAAAAACTCTATCCATTGTAATTTCATTACAATTAGTACCACCCAGCATAATTAAATCGCATCCGGTCTTTCTGGTTCCCAAAATAAATATCTTGTTCTTGTTTTCAGGAAGCATAAATATTTCCTTATCAATCTTAAACCAATCACTCTGGCAACTTTCTACATCCCGGAGAACAATCTCATCAATCTCACGGGCATATTCTTCTTGTGTTTTCATAAGGCATATTGTTAATAATGATAACTGAATACGTTTCCTATTTTAATGACTGTTCCAGGCTTTAAACCTTGAACCCATTCTATTAGTGTTATTGGGTATTCTACAATATATCCCGAATATGAATCAATGTAAAAACGATATGGGTATCCACAAATCCCATATTTTACTGCATTAATAATATTATGTTTAGTCATACTTTTGTCAGCATTCATTTTATCTACCTCATTTTGTATAGCACGTATCCAGTCTACTTTTATATCCTCTACGTTACCATTGTAGACAATTTCATCATCAATCTCCCCCTTGTCAAATATTTTACCAAGACAAGGGTCATTTAGTAAATCCTTAATCTCTCTATTTCTGTCACATTCTTGTATTTCTTCCATGTAATCTATAGATGTGTCATTATAGGAGATTTCCTCATCCATGTATCTCCCTGTATATTTTGACTTTTCTTCTAATTCAAATATTATTCCATTCATAAAGCATTTAACTTATTTTTCATATTTATATTGTTTTCGCTGTTCACTATCTGATTAATATATGGGCCTGGCCACAAACAGCCAGGCTGACCTCATGCCAGGGCGGGCTCCGCCTTACTCTGGCTGTTCCACCCACTCCCTGTATCCCACGTTAAAACCAATAGGATCATACCTTTTGATCATAGTGCCATAATTCTCTCTACCGCAATACCTGTTCTTTCCTCCAATGATCCATGCCTCATCGTCTCTATCTGGAGATATTGAGTTAAGATACTTCTCATAATCTTTTCTACTCTTTCCCATCTTTGTCTTGATTTAAGCAATAGTTAATAAAATAAGCAACCTGTTCATTTTCCCCTGGATTGCTATAATCATAAAAAGTCATATCAGTATAATCCAGCATGACTACACGAAAATCGTTTTTTTTGACATACACTTCCGTTAAATACATAGAATTTCCATCAATTTCTATTATCACTGGAAACTGATCATCAAAGTCAAACACGTTATTAGCTTCTTGCCATTCTTTAAACTCTTTAAATTTTAGCTTTACGCTTCCACCGTTCTCCGTTAATGCTTCTTTGATGTACTTTAATCTTTTTGCATTCAGATTGACCTCCGCTTCTTCTATTTCTTTATACAATTTATTTAGATCCATATTCCATTATATTTATGTTGTCAAATTTTTCTTTTATAATATCCAAGACACCATACTCGTTTGTTATCATAGCATGCTTTCCCGGCTTCATTCCTTTATTCTACTTATTTTTAAATTGTTGTTCTTACAGTATTCCTTTAGCCAACTATCCGTTAAATAGCGATTGACTCTATCATATTTCTTTTTCGGACCCTTGCTCCAGAATTTCCATTCGTTTGTAATATCGTTCCCATATTTATCAAACCAATATATATAATATACTACGTTACCGTATAAATCCACTTTGTTTCTCTCCTGTATGATTACCTCGTAAGGCATTTCCTTGTCTCTTTTCTCCATCTTTATCCTCCTTTCTTAAAAAAAACGACACCTATCTTCACAGACCAGTGCCGGTAACTAACTTACATGGAAAACTACTTAACCTCAACTAATTCTACAGAGTTGTAGAATTTAGTGAAGCTACCAACAAATTCTCTTATATTATTGTATTCTTCTGGTCGTTTTCTGTTACCGTCTTTTACATAATTTACCCACAGTCTATCCTCTATGTTCTTAATCGCATTCTCTATCGTAAATTCGTCGCTGACGCTCATTAAACACGAAGACCCGGTTTTCTTATGTGGTTTATATATCCTTGAAAAAGACCACATTTTTATTCTATCATATATATATCCGTTGTTGGGATAAACGAATCCTATCCGGCTTTCACCTTCTTTGGCGTAAAATACACCCGGCTCCTTTCCGCCCTTTCTATATACCACAAATCCTTTTTCTTTTAGGATCTTAGCTACTTTATCTAATTTGTCTTCTACGTTCATTTTCATGCAAAAATTTAAAAACGACCCTCATTATATCTCCAAAGTTCTCCACCTTAACCCACTCATTAGCCACTGCTCTAAGTACAGACGTTTCGTATGTTGGAACATTGTCTTCTTCAATCATCTTACAGGAAGCCAGAACTCCTTCGGTCGGCTTTAGTCCACGGTCATGCAGCTCGCAGAGACCGTCTGGCCGGCGGAATGCGCACCACCCGTCTTTCTCTGTCGGCTGGATCATCGCTATTGGTTTTTCCTTCACTGCAAGATACCCTACCATCCACATTGTTTCTTTTAACCTATCAGCGTATCCGGCATCTATGATAGCCTCTATGTCTTTTGGCGTACCAATACAAGGAACCTTACACATGTTCTTGCATTTATCACATGTACAAGGTTGCTCCCATCTATTATGATCTATGCCTACCAACTTCTTTATCCGTTCTACTTCCTCTTTCATGTCACACTTCTTTCGTTAGTTTATCATAATATGCTTTCAATTCCGGTGAAGCATATTCCATAAATGCCTCAAATAAACATGGTACTTCTACTATCGCGTATATAGCGCACCCTTTCATCGTTGAAAGCTGTTCAAGATCATTACTGTACAGGCACGTAACATAAGCACCTACATTAAATACATGTAAATCTATCCTTACGTATTCCATACATAAAGATAATGACTTAAACAAATCCTTTACATCATTCTTATCAAAGAGTTCTACAAATTCTCTCAATTTCATCTTACTACCCTTTCCACGTGTTTAATTAATACTACTGCCATCCCTTTGCCGGTTTTTATCGCACATTCCGATCCTTTTATCCATTCTACACATCCTACATACTTTTCTGTAGAATGAAAACCTGGATTGTATTTCCCGGATGTACTAAACTCTACCGTATCCCCTACCTTCAGATCCTCAAAAGCAATAGCCCATGTGGTCCAAATTCTATCATGTCTTCCAGGCTGAATGGCTCCGATTACGCCTTTCTTACGACCGTTTTTTATTGCCTTTAGTATTATCTCTCTATCACCTTCAATAAGGCTGCAAAAACGCCCATAAAAGGTCAAATCAACCTGTTTTCCTCCTATTTCTTCTCTTATTTTTGTTATTCTGTTCATTTTCTGATTTTGTTTTATTTTTTTCTTTGTTTTTTCTATCTTCTATAGAAGATGATAATAACATTATCTTTTCTATGTTACTTTTTGACTGTAAAAAAGAATCGCATTTCATTACTACTACGATCTTCTTAAGTTCCCCATTATCATACAGCGATACACGCATCATGTTTTGCGCCTCGTCCACTATCAGACCTGGAGTAGTCTTAGCCATTTTGCGTAGCTTATTATACTCCGGTCTTTCCATTTCCTCTGTTTATTACTCTATAGTATTTATCTTTATCTCCCTCTTCCAACTTCTCCAAATAGAAAATTCCATCATGCAAATGAGACAAACAAAACCTGTATCCGTATTTCTGCGTTCTTCTTACATGATCCCGCAATCTTATCTCTTCACTTTTGTCTTGTACTTTGATTTTAATACTGTCTCCTTCTTTGATTGTGTATAAAATAGTTTGAATCTCTTCTTTTTTCATCTTATAAAATATTTTAACGGCAGCACCTATACTCACGCACCACTACTGCCTTATGTTTAACAATTAAATACTTAACTCTTCAATGGTCAAGCCTTTTTCTTTTGCCCATTTTAACATCGAGCATAATTCTGTTTCTGATTTATATTTCGGATCACGCCACGCCCATCCGAATTTATCCAGGACTGATGATATAATTCGTCGGCCTTTGCCGTGTAAATGTCTTTGAATAAATGCTCCGAACCTTCCGGTATAAGCATCTCTGTTGTTGCAAAATCGGAATACGATAAACATCCGTAAGCATATTCTGTTATTTCACTCCACGCTTCTCCGGCTTTAAATCCAAATTCTTTTACAAAAGCCAAAGTTAGATACATATTTAATAATATTGTTACATCATATCCCGAATCTGACTTTCTTTCTATTATTTTCTTTTCAAATTCCTTTAAATCTTCAGGTCCTAAAAAGATGTATCCTGATACCGACCGATAATTAGCCTCCGCATACTTCTTGCATTTATCATCATTAACAATCTTACCAATGTTAGATAACATCTTTTGCCTCCATTCATCACAAAACTCTACCTCTACGTTTATCCAATCGGTACCATAATTGTATTCTTTTGGATGTCCGACCGATATTACCTTTATGTTATTCACACCATATTCATAAAGGCGTTCGCCCACCTTATTCGCCCATTCCTGTACAAAAGGAATAAACTTATTGCAATAAGAATCAAAATCAAAATCTAATTCCTCCTCATATTCCGGCATCTCTTCATAATCTTTTTCAAAGAAATATCGAGGATCTGCTATTGTTTCATAGAAACTTACGTTAATGAAACAAAACTCGTTGGTTGTCGTTTTTAATATCACAGCTTTTTGTATTTACGTACATTTTTCTTGCCATAGAATCTACACATGACACGAATCTGACTATAAAATACTTTTGTCCTCCTGGCCTCAAAGTATTTAAACATTTCTTCATTCTTTGTTTCCCAAACGTAATCCGTTTGGGAACTCATATGATTTTTGCCCTTGCGTGAATAATGGTAATATGATACCACAACACGTTTCGCGCCATTCCTTACAGGTACGATATTCACATCTATGTTATTATCTGTCATATTATTATTGTTTTATGTTATTTAATGGTAATACTGATCCCATTTATGTGTCAGATGATAATTAAACATTATATTTGCCCTGTCTTGCGACCTCGGAAGGGCATTTCCGAGTTGGAAAGTGCGGGTGATTCCAACGATTGTAAAACCGGGGGTTCCGTACGTTTGTATCCAAGAATCCCGTTTGCTTTAGCGATGGGAGTATGTCAAGCATTATACAAATACAAAGAGCGCATACCTTCACAGGCCGGCGCTCCTTTCAATAAAAATAAAAAAACTAACATTAACATAAAAATCCGTTTTCTACTTCTTATGTTTTAATCTTTTAATGGCATCCTTCCTTGAGTATGCCATTACTTTGGTTCCATTAATGTCAAATTCTTTTTCTATTCTGACAATCTTTTCTCTTCTATATGTAGATTACATTCCTTTTCCCCTTTTAGTATTTAGCACAAAGGCATCATCTCCGCACATTGCAGCTATTATCATAGGGAGCAACAGACCTCTGTATTTCATATTTTCCCTCCACAATTATTATATCTGCCATATTCGTTTCTTCCATCATTCCGTATTTCAAAAATCATCTTCTTATGATCTTTGCCTGGTAACTTATCCTTAACAGCCGATATTACGCCCGCTATAGACGTGAATCCCGAATCTGTTATTGAACACAGTAACACACCTCTGTCTGCGCCGGTGCTTATCGCTGACGCCTTTATAATATCATTCTTGTATATTCTCATAACTCTTTTGTTTTATTGTTTGTGAGATGCCCAGAATCGAACCATGACCGGCACATACGCACCGGCACGCCGCGTCATCCCCTCTATGATGCAGAAATAGGCATGCCTATCCTCACGAACCGACATGCCAAAACCCAAAACTTAATTTGATGAATAAAATAGATTAACAAAAATACTATTCTAATTCTTTTATAATATCTTTCACAATATTCAGCCTCACCTCCTTCGTTTCTGGACTAATACAGCCAAACCATCCATATATCCTCCATTTTTCTTCTGGTTCTGTAGCCATACTTTTCTTTTCCTCCAATTCCTGGAAATATGTTTTCACCAGTTTATCTAAATATAACCCATAAATGGATTCTATTTTTTTTAGGAGTACTGAAAAACTTAAATACTATATTTCTCAACATGACGCATATATAATTCCCATCCTCTAACCTTTCGATCTCCTCATATACCTTTTTCCAAATGAATAATCGCTCTTCTTTTGTAAACATATCTTTCTTTATTTTTGTGGTATTATTTGACTGTACGCAGACTTTTCCATGTACACAACACTATGTTCCTGTCCAAGTATTTTCTTTGCTGCCTCTTTCTTTATCGCGCAATATCTCCCTGTACGATACGGATTCTTTTGATCTGATCCATCCTCGACTTCGATAATAAAACAGCCTCCGTCATCTATTATCTTTTTGCAATCGTCACATACTCCGCCCGTGCATATATGATGCGGCGCCTGACCTTTGATATTATTCCCTAATAAAGCAATCCCCATCTCTTCGCCACATATCATGCAGACTTCTATAGACGGATTCAATCCGTGCTCTGGGTGTAATGTGATACCATCTTTCATTTTCTTTCCTCCTTTGTTTTTAATGTTGTATGAGATCGCCGGAATCGAACTGACCTGCTGCACCATGAATCCCATAAAGCAAACGCTCCGATCTTCGCAGACGGGAGCGTTCTGTCTAAAGCATAAGAAAATTAATGAAGAAAATTTTTCTCACTTACGACATAGCATCTAAAATAGCTATCAACACTATTTCTATGACAAGCATAATAGAGAATGTCTTAAATATCTTTTTCATATCTCCTCCTTTTTTATCTGTTCTTTTCACGTTCCACAATAAACTGTTCCGGCTCTGCTCCGACCTACGTTCCACCTACAACCGCAGGCCTTAGCCCAAGGCGCCGCCTACTCCCCCTCTATGGCAGCCTGTTCGTACCTACAAATCCAATCTCCATCTACACAACTATCACTACCCCATAACAAACATTTATCCTTATAACAATCATAAAAAATACATCTCTCACAACTGTAATCCTTGACGTCTACACAGCTAACTACCTTAGCATATACTATACCATCACTGCCTTCTATTCCTTTCACCCCAAAAATAGAACCTTCTACTTCTTTACTCAAATCTAAATCGGGTGCAAAATCATATACGTTCATACCATCCATATTTTAATTGTTAAACATTCCTCTTAAAAAAAAAATACTCACATAATGCAGTCCTTAGCCCTTAATCTGTTGGAAGGAACCTATGTAATGCTGTTTTAAAGCACTGTAGGTCTTAATTTTGTGGGAAAACCTACAGAATACTGTTTTAAAACGCTTATCTATTGAATTTTGTTGGTATATCTATTGAATTTTGTTGGTATATCTATTGAATTTTGTTGGTATATCTATTGAATTTTGTTGGTATATCTATTGAATTTTGTTGGTATATCTATTGAATTTTGTTGGTATATCTATTGAATTTTGTTGGTAGGAAGTGCCCTCTCCCTCCCCCTCTCCAACTCCCGCTAATCCTCCGGCTTTCCGCATAGAACCTACGCCCTACCGCCTCACTACCGGCATACGGAGAACGTTACAAGCTTATACTCTGGCATGAAGTGTGGGGGATTTAGAGATAATATCATTCCATAGAGAGAATAGAGAACCTTCAGCCCACGCCCTACCGCCTCCTACTCCTGTCAAGATAGATATTCAAATCTATAACAATAGCCAATAACAAAAAACAAAAGACCATTACAACATTATACTGATCCGGTCCGTACTCTAACATAGAACGGATACCAACCGATAAAAAATATAGGTCAGCGACTAATAAAAACCACCACATAAAACAAAAATTATACAATAAGTATGTCCGAAAATACGGATATTATAAAACCTAACTAATTGATAATCAAGAATACCTTATTTTTAAGAAAAATACAATAAGCCTAATTTCAATTCCATAGAGACGAAAAAGGCGGCATCCGACACCCTATTTTGGGTCCGAAAACCGCCTTTAGTTTCGTTTTAGACCAATTAGAGCGATTATATATAGACAAAATACCGGCATTATATCCGAATGTCACTATTTTTGTTTCGTTTTAGACCAATATTGTCCGCATCCGCCGTTCACTCTCAGAATATCCTGCTCGTAAATAGAAAGAGTAGGATACGAAAATAGGGTTGTTCCGATATTCAGAACAACCCTATTCCTATTTAAATACTGTTTATGTTTTCTTTCACGTATGTTCGTGATGTATGAACTTTACGTTTACATTTATCCTTTCCAGTATCGGAATGGTACGCTTCTTTAAGGTCACGATATAACATAAATTCACGATACGCTCTTTTCCGCTTTTCTTTAGCTTCTTTCCTGGACAGACCACGAACGTCTACCATATGAGATTTAAATTTCTTTTCCATGTTATTATATTATTTAGAATTTAGAGGTTGTTTCGGATTCGAACCGAACGCGCATTCCTATCCTGTACGAATTTTATGCTACAACCAACAGCCCGCAATTAGTACGTAGTTCTTATGTACGGGCCCGTACTATGTGTTATTATATTTTCCGTCTGCTACACAACTTAGCCACAAATAAAGGCGATTGTGTCCTTGCGTTTTGATACGGCACGTCCCTACATGGTAGGCTACATGCTTGTACCCTGTAATTTAATCTACAGCCTTGTTCTATTTTTCGTGTAAGCAAGTAAGACACGTTTCGATCTGGAGATAAACCGCGTACAACGGCATGTTTTCCAAACTGTAATCACATACCTAACATAAACCATACCTATTCGGATAGTCCATGCAGTAATACCAGCCCTTTAATTGCCAACGGCAAGGGCAACGGTATATCTATCTCCAATATGTAAAATAACTCTCTGTTTTGTCAGCTTTAGTCTAAAGCATACGCGGGACGTGCACCCACTGACAACGGCGTACAGACGCGTTTAAAGGTACGCGCCAAACCTTGTTTTTTCACTGCTGATTGCTTTCGTGTGCTAAATACTCAGATACACACTTTGCAACGGTACGAATAGAATAAGATTTGATCTTAACGGCCACATAAGTAGATTTATATTCGTCCGTCTCTTTAATGATCCATTTTGCACTATTTTTCGTCTCCAACGTTTCCGCGGTTGCAAATCCGAAAGGTTTGTACTCACTGCCGTAAACTACATTATCAGAGCACCAATCAGCCGTCTTCGCCTCAATTCCTTTCTCTTTGTCTATCTTGTTATCTTTATACACTTTAGAGTAAAGCGTAAACTTAACAAAGGTATTACCAACTTTAGGCAACATTTGGCTACATACAGCAACCAACCGTTTTTTATCTTTGGCGAGTGCTGCAACTTTTGTTGCATACTCTAAAGGTATTTCCAACGATTTGCAAATAACCTTAAGATCACTACCATTTGCAAATAAAGCGTTATACAACTTTACAGCACCTACCAAATTTGAGGCATTTTCTTTGATAACAGCATTTTGCAGCTTGTTTACATTCTTTTTTGTAATCATAATTCCAATATATTTTAATTGTTAAACAAATGATATTTAATTTAATAGCCCACAACGCAAGCGATTAACAGATACAGATATAGTTAGCCCAACGGGTACACTATATAGGCTCATCATGTCAACTATGTGCTATCGCTTTAACACATTGCAAATATACTACATTTATCAATACTATATACATATATGCTATCTTTTTTTTGTTAACTTGTATTAATTTCGATTCTATTATCTGATTGTCAATAAGTTACAAAATATACAATCACGGTATTATACGCGTACATTAATATGTAGGATATATGTTTATTTAAATTGCTTATAATCAATAAGTTATAGTAATGCACTGATTCACAATAATTTAAATAAACTGTTGATAATCAGCGGGTTTGCAGGTTTGAGGTAAAAACGCGTTTTCGGTTTTCCGGCGAAGGGGGTGCGGGGGAGAAAACGCGTTTCGGGGGCGGGAGGTTCGTGATAGGTACCCCCTCTCTCCCATCACATAAACATCTTTCATATCCCTCATCACATATCCCTCATCACATAAACCTCTTTCTCATATCCCTCATCACATAAACCTCTTTCTCATATCTCTCTCCCATCACATAAACATCTTTCATA